ACTGGTTTCATAATGACAAACGTAGTGATGATTGGAGGCAAAGAGACTAATGATTTTACCAGGAACAACAGTTACAATCGACGATCCAAACTCCATATACAATGGGTATGTTGGATTTGTTCAGAGATGCACAAAGAAAACAGCATCAGTTCTCTTTGATAACTATTCTCCTTGGGAGAAACTTGTTACGTTCAGAATATCGGAGTTAAAAGAGGGTGGCAAAATGCCAAAATCAAAAAACTATTAAACGTGATAATAACTCAGTTAGAACTTGTATAAATAAGATTGTATCAAATACCGCCTAGAGTGCTGTGGGAACAAAGAGAATTTCGCAATTAGAGACTCTGGCAGACGAGGTATTGACTGGTGAAGCGATTCTACCTGTTGTTATCTCCGATCCTCTAATACCAAATAGAAAAGCAAGGATAAACCAACTTTTTAAAGGTGTAAGTGCGGGATCACAGTCTCAGCCAGGGTTATCCTTCGATTTAGATAGGGACACTGGATTATACCAGAACGCATATAACGAGATAGGACTCGCTTTCGGTACATCATCTATGTACTATAGGAAGCAAAATAATGCTGACGGATCAGCAACTATTCGTTTGATTGCGGGTGACACAACTTCATCCAATGTTAACATTGATCTCAGACCGCAAGGTTCTGGGAAATTTTTAGTGAATGGACCTACAGAACTTACAGACGTTAACTTTTTCTTAGCAGACGACCAGAACCCAGATAAAAGAGCAAAGTTTGAAATTTCTAATGTGTCAACAGGAGCAGGTATTCGTACCTTTGCTTTACCTAACACAGGAAGTTTTACATCTACAACTCTTATAGGTAACGATACAGCACAAACAATATCAAATAAGACTATCATCATACAGGATGGTAACTTACAGATAGTTGGTTCATCTAATGCAGGAAAAGTAGCAAAGTTTGAAACTGACTCTTGGGAAGCACCAGTAGAACATATCTACAGACTACCTGACTATGGAACATCTGCATCACAGTCAACTCTGATAGATACTATTACTGAACAAGACATCAGTAACAAGAATTTGATCAACCCTTCAATATCTGATATTGCATCGGGTGATCCAAATAACCCAACACCTAAAGTTACCTTTGGATCAGGTGACGTTACTACAGACAGAGTAGTAACATTTCCTGACCAATCGTTTACAATAGCAGGTATCGACGCAACTCAAGACTTTACGAACAAAAACTATGCAGACCCTTATTTTGTTAATGGTGCTGATTTAACTGCTCGTATTTTCTTTGACTTAACAAATGTTTCGGGTGCTACCACTCTTAAATATGAGTTCCCTGCAACTAACCTAAATACAAATATACTTGCAAACAACACTTTAGTTGCTACGCAAGCATCACAAGTTTTATACAACAAATCTATTGTTGCATTAAAATTAATTGATGAAGTAGATGATCAAAGGATTGTTAACCTTGATCTAAGTAACATCACAGGAACTAAAACAATTCAGTTTCCAGATGCAGATGCTACACTTCTATCAACAGCAAACGTAGGAACATTGGGTGTTTCGTTCGGTGGTCCAATTTCGGCACCTGATCTAGGTGGCAGACTTAGATTACAACAACATTTCGCAGCAGGATGGTAACTAAACAATGACAGCAGGAAGACTAGCAGCGGTAGCACCGTCTGCAACTACAAATACAGTCTTATACAGTTCAGATATTAATGACACTACATCAGGTGTAGTGCATATATGTAACCGTGGAGGTTCAGCAGGAACGTATAGACTGGCACATAAAGATTACACTCAAGAACTTACTCTTGATGCTAATACATACAAGTTTCAAAAAGGTAATGTAGTAACAAAGTACAAGTTAGCACTAACCCCAGGATTGACTGTTGGAGACGCAACCCCAGGTTTAGAAATATCAGGTGCTCAAAGTAATTTTACAGCAAAACTTGCTGATGTTGTAAAAACTACAACTACTACAACTTACTCAGTAAAAGTTGCAACCACAAGTAATATTGGAGTTGACTCAGCACAAAATGCGGGTACATTCCAAGGTGGTGAAACAATAACTGGTAGTGTCTCTGCATTGACTGCGACATTCAGAGGAACATCATCTACTGGTTTAAATATTGAGATGGCAAATATGGGAACTGGTGTTACCTCAGTACCTGTTACTTCTGCCACAAACATTAGTGCTAACGACTATCTATTTTTATCTGACGGAACTGCATCTGCCGAGGTAGTTACTGTCACTAACGCTGCATTTAACTCTGGAACTACAGGACCTGGAGTTTTGACAATAACACGTGGAACCTTTGGTACAACTCCTGCAACACATACCCCAGGTCAATACGTAACAGCATACACTCCGTCAGGAACTACCACAACTATTAACGAGGGTGGTACATTCGCGTCAGGAGACACAACTTTGACTGTAACCAATGGTGCTGCGATACTTTCTGGTTCATACATTGTTGTTGGTAATGAAATTATGCAAGCAACTAACGTTTCTGGTAATGACGTTACAGTCACTCGTGGAGAAATGGGAACCAGTGCTGCTAACCATAACGACGGTGTAACAGTAACTCCATTAACAGCAGCGGGTTCAGCAGGTTTCTATATCTTTGTTACAGGTGAGACATTAACAGGTGGTACATCAAACGCAACTACTGTTGTTCAAGATACTATCACAGTTGATAAAACATTTTCAGCGGGATTTATTTGGGCAATAACATCAGGACAAGAGGTTGTTCCTGAGACTACATTCTCAATAAACATTGATCAAACATATAGATTTGATATTTCTGACTCATCTAACACAAGTTTACCTTTCAGATTTTCTGACGTTAATGAAGGTACAAACGCTACTCCAACCCCAGGAACTGAGTTCACAACTGGTGTTACAAAGGTTGGTACAGCAGGTTCTGGTGGTACTGCATACATTGAAATTGCAATTTCTGCTACTACTCCTGATCCTATATTCTATTACGCTGAAGGACAGGCAGGATATTCTGGATCTATTGATGTAAACCCAGATCCTACTTTTACAGAAGTATTCGTCTATGATGTAGTTGGAACTCCTGTGACTGGTAATACATTTACAGTTGGTACTGCATCACAGACTGTTGGTACTGTAACAGCAGGTGCCTTCGGATATGTAACTTCTTGGGATACAACTACAAGTAAGTTAAAAGTATTTGTTGATAATGATTCACCTGCTGCATTTGCAGGTTCTGATACATTCCCAGATACACCCCCTGGTCAAGGACCTACAAGAGCAGTAGCAACAGTAAGTAGTGTAACTGCTGCAACTGATGTAGAAACTGGAGATTACATCTATTATGATGCTGCTATTGATGCTAACGCAACAGCAGAACATAAAGGTATAATTATAGGACCTGGATCACATTTAATTGTATATGCTTCAAGTGCAGATATGAGTGCACAAGTGAACGGATTTATTAACACAGTAAGTGATTATAGCATCGTAGATTACGTTCCTCCCGCAGGTGGAATTGGCGGTGGCGGTGGCGGTGGTGCTGCACCCTAACTAAATATTAACAGAAGGAAATCCTAGATGGCATTAACTCGTCTTAAAAATATCATCACGTCGAGGACTGGTCGTATTATATACGTCAACCCTGACGACTTTGATGCGTCGGATGCGTATGACAACCGAGGTAACTCTGCGTTACGACCTTTTAAGACGTTGCAACGTGCCTTTTTAGAAGTAGCAAGATTTTCATATAGAGTTGGTTTAAGTAATGATGAATTTGACGCATTTAGTATCTACCTATATCCCTCAGAGTATGTTATAGACAACAGACCTGGGGTTGCTACGTTTGGAGAGATCACTCCATTTGATGAAAACTCTAACTTTGACTTAACTTCCTCAAATAATATCTTATATAAATTTAACTCTGTTAACGGTGGAGTTATATGCCCAAGAGGTGTTTCTGTTGTTGGATCTGACTTAAGACGTACAAAAATTGTACCTAAGTTTGTACCATATCCCACAACACAAGCATCATTAGGTATCTCCTCTGCTAACGAACCGTCTACGTCTGCTATATTCAGACTGACTGGTGGATGTTATTTCTGGCAGATGTCATTCTTTGATGGAGATAACAACGGTGTATATTATAGACCAGAACTTACTGACACTATTGCACCTAACTTCTCACATCATAAGATAACTTGTTTTGAGTATGCAAACACTACAGACCTAGATCTCTACTACCAAAAGATTTCTAAGGCATATGCAACAATTCCTGATACTTCTGGTAACATTGCACAAGACCAGATACAGGCAAGAGTAGAAGAAAATAGAATCGTTGGACCTATCTCAGATGAATTCAGAGTCTCACAAATCATCAGAAACGGACAAACAGCGACTGCGTTTACTGTTGACATACAAGATAATCCTGTTAATCACGGTTTCTCTGTCGGGGTCGCGGTCAATATCTCAGGGGTCACGGGCCCAACTGAGGCAGATGCGAATCTTTATAACGGATCCTTCCTTGTAACGTCAGCACAGGGCAACCAGTTTACATATCAGATGAGTTCTGAACCAACTGGTAATGCTATCGGTTCTAACGTATTGGTTAAAGTTGAGATTGATACTGTTGACTCTGCATCACCTTACGTATTCAACTGTTCACTAAGATCAGTTTGGGGAATCAACGGTATGCACGCTGATGGTTCACAGGCAACTGGTTTCAAATCTATGGTTGTTGCCCAGTTTACAGGTATCTCACTGCAAAAAGACGACCGTGCTTTTGTTAAGTACAACGCTTCAACAGGTAACTATGAAGCACAAGCAGCGGGTTCGGGTGCACATATTGATGGTCTAGCAAAGTATAGAAAAGGTTGGCGACACGTTCACATTAGAGCAAGTAATGACTCATTCATACAGGTGGTTTCTGTTTTCGCTGTTGGTTTCGGTGATCACTTCTTCTCAGATAGCGGTGGTGACTTATCAATTACTAACTCTAACAGTAACTTCGGTAACACATCTTTAAGATCAAAAGGATTTAAGTCAGCAGCGTTTACAAAAGATAAAGCAGGACAGATAACACACGTTATACCTCCTAAAGATTTGTCTGACGTTGCAGAGGTATCAATTAACTGGGTTACATTAGATATTTCTAAAATAAAGGCAGCAGCAGACCCAACAAAATTATATTTGTATGGTTATACCAATCAAAATGCAAAACCACCCTCAAAAATACAGGGTTATACAGTAGGTGCAAGAAAAGACTCACCTACATTACCAGATAAAGTTAACGTACTGTTGATAGCAGCGGGAGCAAGTGCACCTACAACACATAGTGCAAAGATTGATCCTTCTGGACCAGAAGTTACAGGTACATCCCCAGGTGATGATGCAAACCCAATTAAATATGATACTAACCAATCTAACTGGTACATACAGGTTGACTCATCAAATAACGACATTTATACTACACTAATTGCAAACAGTCAATACAATAACTTAGGATTTACACCTACTACATTCATTAGACGTGTTCCTGATGCAAGAGACTTAAAAGATAGAATCTATAGATTTAGATATGTGTTAGACAAGGATGCGTTCCCAGTTCCTAGAACTCCTATTACTGGTTTCGTCATACAACCTAGATCATCTGAAACTAACTCTCCTGCATATGATAAGACGTATTATATCTTTGAAGTTGAGACATTCCAAGAGTTTGAACGTGGTGTAAATGATGGTATTTACTATCTTTCAATACTTAATGCTTCAGTGTCACCTGCAACATCAAACTTTGATGACTTCTCATTCTCACAGCAGACTGTTGATGTATATCCTACATTTGACAGAGATAATCCACTCGCAGACCCAGGACCTGCTATCTCAGTTGCAGACAACGAAACACTAGGACTTGTAACAACAACTGATGGTGCATCACCTAATCCAAATGAGGATAAGCAACTATCAATTACAAAAGAGACTGCACAGTTCTTCTTACTAGAACAGGAAAATAACTTAGGATATAACACTACAGCAAATACACTAAACTCTATTGTTGTTACATCCCGTCTAGGAGATGAAGAAGAAAGAAAGATTGCATTAAAATTAAATGCTGACAACTCAGTCGCACCTATATTATGTGAACTTAGACGTTATTCTATTCTTAGAGCATCAGGTCATACGTTTGAATATCTAGGTTTCGGACCTGGAAACTACTCAACAGCGTTCCCGTCAACTCAGGTAGAAGTTTTAACCCCTGCACAGGTCAGACTGTCACAGTCATTGAAAGAAGCAGCGGGTGTTGCATACTACTCTGGTGTTAACAGTGATGGTGAACTATTTGTTGGAAACCAAGTTATTAACCCAGTTACAGGTCAGATCACGAACGAAGATATTGCACAGTTAAACGTTTTAGGTGAAGAAAATACAACCATTCAGACATTCTCTGAGGTTGTTCTGACTGATAAACTGACTGTTATTGGTGGTGCATCTAACCAGTTAGAGTCTGTATTCTCAGGTCCAGTTACATTCCAAAAGAGAATTACTGCACAGGAGAACATACAAACTCTAAGACTCACATACTCAAATGATGATGGTACAGTCCTTAGACAGACATTCTTAGCAGAGGATGATGGATCAGGTCAACCAGATATTGATTCAACACTTGCATTTAATGATGGAGATATTATATACAACATTGACTGGGTGGCAGGTGACTCACTAGGTTGGATGTATCAGTCAGGAGTTTGGTATCAGTTTGGTATGACTGACACCACGCCAATAAAAGCAAGAAGATTTAGTAACGTTACACACTATGGTATAGGTGTAATGCCTGACGCATCCAATAGGATGAAGATATTAGGTAATACATTCCTTGATGGTAACTTAGACGTTACTGGAACTTATGGTGCTGCTGACAAGTATAGATTAGCAACTGGTATTGCTAACAGTAATAACGGTGTTACCTATGCGGGTAATGGATCTACAACTTCGTTTGCAATATCAGCAGGTCATACAGCATATTCTGTTCTTGTATTCTTAAATGGTGTATGTCAAATTCCAGGTGTAGACTACACAGTTACTGGTAATGCAGTTGACTTTAGTATCGGAACTGCACCACAACAAAATGATACTATCCAGATCAGGGAACTTGTTATCTAAATAGTAGTAGGACTGTAGAACACTATGACCACAAAGATTAATGGTAATCAGATACAGGCAAGTACAAGAGGTCTTGTAACTGCTTGGTCTATATCAGAACAGTTAAATCTTCCACCGTTGAACCAATCGCAGATTAATGCACTTGGTACACCTGCTTATGGTACTTTAGTTTATAACACGACTGAAGATCAGGCACAAATTTATTTGCAAGATGCCAACGCAGGAAACCCAGGTTGGGATGACGTAGGTGGTGGTGGTCCTTCTGTTGGTGAAAACTCAATCATTAGAACCAACGGAACAAATATAGAAGAAAATATTACTGTTGGACCTTCATTCAATGGTGGTGTAGAGTTTACCAATGGTTTTTCAGCAGGTCCGATACAGATTAATAATGGATATACCGTAACTATTGAGACAGGTGCAACTTGGACTATGATCGGTGACGATGATTTGTCTTTCGCACAATTCCAAGATATAGAATCTGGTCACGGTACATTCACTGGAACATTATCACACGCAGGTTTACAGGAACATATTTACTACTATCAGACATCTGGTACGGTAAACCATAACTGGAACGATAGTGGTAATATTTTTGTTAGAAAGACAGGTGGTGGAAACTACACTATTAATCTAACAAATGCACCAGTTGATAACACATTGAAAGCAACCTTAATGCAAGTATATACCCGTTTTGAGGGTGGTACAGGTACACCTACTGGGTGGACTGTAAATGGTTACGGTTGTAACGTATATTATAGTAACGGTAGTGGAGCGAGTGGAATAATGCAAAGAGCAGATATTTCGATTCATAACCACGAAATCCCTGGAACTGGTAATCCCTACCTCGTACTTATACACATACATAATTATAGTTAACCGTCTTAAGGTATAAATAACATTAGGAAATTAAACAGGCAAAATGAGTACCCTTAAAGTTGCATCTATTAGAGACCTGTCTGGCATTGGTGGATTTACACTTGCTTCAGGTAACATCACTGCTAACGGAAATTTGACAGTTAGCAACATCACTATTAATGGAACTATGTCTGGTTCATCCAGTCAGATCGTTCCGTCTGTTAGTGGTCAAAGTGGTAAATTTTTAACTACAAACGGTTCATCTATGAGTTGGACTGATGTTAGTTCAGAAAACATTTCATCCTTACAAGTATGGACAGGTAACGGAACTTGGAATAGACCAAGTGGTGTTAAGTATATACATATCAGAGTTCAAGGTGGTGGCGGTGGAGCGTCAGGTCACGGAGAATCAGGAGCGTCAGGTGGATATTCAGAACGTGTATTGAACGTAGTAAATATATCTTCAGTTGGTATCACAGTTGGTGGTGGTGGAGGAGGTACTTGGTACTTCGGACACGGTGGTGATGGTGGTTCATCATCATTTGGACCATATCTATCAGCAGGTGGTGGACACGGTGCTAATAGAAACAACCAACACTCAGGTGGACTAGGGCGTAATGGTTCTGGTGGAGACCTCAATGTTTGGGGTGGAGGAGGACAGTCACACCACGGTGGTGGTGGAGGAGTCGGAGGTTCTTCTCACTTTGGTGGTGCTGTATCAGGAGGTTGGCCAAACGGTGGTAACTTCTCACATAATCATCAAGATCACGCAGCGTATGGTGCAGGTGGGTCAGGTGGACACTTCCATAGTTTCCGTGGTTCAAACGGTAAGTATGGTGTTGTTACTGTTATCAACTACAAATAAGAGGTTACTATGAAGAAAGCATTAATGGATTTTACTGGTTACGTTGCCGACGTTGTAGAACCTGGGGAAGAATATACACTATTCTTTGGTAGAGGTTGTTCACAGATGTGGGTAAACGCACCTGATAACATAACAAAAGCGTGGACACTAGAGTGGAGTCCTGCTGCTGCTGATATGATCTGGATAGAAAGAACAGAATCATATACAGACCCTGCTACTGCTCGCGTTGTAGCGTATGGTGAAATCGGGGAACAATTAGATATGCTCTATAAAGACATTGCAGCGGGAAAAGATTTAGGTGCTGCTGATGCAATATGGTTTAATCATATTAAAGGAGTAAAAGCAGCGACTACTGCACCTTCAAGTGTAGCGGAACCAATGGACCCCACTATGACTGAAGAGGAAGTAGCAGAATTTATGAGTGACGCTGCTGAACCAAGTGTCAACAGACCTTGCAAATTATCATCACAAGATGTACCTTGTTGGGAAAGATATTCTAACTGGGGTGGTGCATATGATGAACTGGGAGAAGGTTGACGAAAGTATTATAAGTAGTAGTACAAACTACTGACAAATGAAGTTAGATAGAATCTGCATTATCGGAGGTGGTAGTGCAGGGTGGATGACAGCATCTATGTTGTCAAGACATTTTGAAGGGACTGGTATAGAAATAACTGTTGTCGAAGCAGACATTCCACGAATCGGAATCGGAGAAAGCACGACACAGTTTTTTAATACCTTTATACGGTATCTCGATCTCAAAGATGAAGATTGGATGCCACATTGTAATGCTACATATAAACATAGTGTCAAGTTTACTAACTTCAATCAAGACGGTTCATTTCATTATCCATTCGGTACAAGAGGCACGAATATACCTCTGACCGAGTATTATAATTGGAGGAGAGGAAGAAATATTGACAGTATGACCTTTTGTAGGGTATTCTCAGATGTTATAGACCCTATTGAAGTCAACCGTCTTTATCCTCCATTTTTAGAAAGATTTGTGGGTTATCACGTTGACGCACTATTATTCGGAAATTTTTTAAGAGATCATTATGCAATTCCAAAAGGTGTTAAACACATTAAAGGTACGGTCACTAACATTCAATCCTGCGTGGATGGGGTTAGCAGAGTTTTCCTTGGCACTGACGATAGGTACGTTGATGGTGATCTCTTCATAGATTGCACTGGATTTCGTGCATTATTAATGAACGAACTTAACGTTAAATGGGAAGATTGGAGTACATTATTAAAAAATGATTCTACTTGGGCGGTAAGAAAACCATATACAAATAAGAAAACAGAAATGCAACCATACACCGAATGTACAGGTTTGAGTTCGGGATGGGTATGGAATGTACCTACTTGGGATAGAATCGGAACGGGATATAATTATTGTTCACAATATATTACAGATGAAGATGCACTTGCAGAGTTTAAAGAGCATCTAGGAGTAGATATACCAGAGAATATGTTTAGATTACTTAAGTGGCCAACAGGGATTAGAGAGAAAGTATGGTCACATAACGTAGTGAGTATTGGTTTAAGTGCAGGTTTTATAGAACCATTAGAGTCTGGAGGACTGTACTCAGTCCACGAGTTCTTATTTAAACTCATACAAGTATTACCCAGAGCGTCTAATAAATGGAACGGATTTCAACGAGAACAATTTAATCACTCAGTCAGAAAGAAATTTACATCATTCAGAGATTTTGTTGTGAAACATTATACTATGGGTTATAGAGATGATACACCGTTTTGGAAAGATTACACGGATATGGATGCACTAGGTGAGTTTCCAGATTTACTTACACGTGATTGGGAGCAAATACAAGCATTGAATTGTGTTTCAGAGGGTGAAGCATACTTGCTAGGAGGTTATGAATATGATATAATGCCAGAACATTATGAAATGTTATCCAAAAGAAATGGATATAACATACCTGATTTTGAAGAACCGATCCTAAGAAGAACCTTTATGGATCAGACTTTAGGGAGATACCCGAACGCATATGAATACTATGAAAAGTACCTATATAATGAGCAGGGGAATTAATTATGAAAGTTGAAAACATTGTTATTGTGGGTGGTGGTTCATCAGGTTGGATGACTGCTGCTGCATTATTAAAGTGCTGCCCGTGGACAAATGTAATTCTAATTGAATCAGACAAACCTACAGTCGGTGTAGGAGAATCTACATTAGGTCATTTTAACAAGTATTTAAGAGCATTAGACTTAGAAGATAAAGATTGGATGCCTAAGTGTAATGCAACATATAAGAATAGTATTCAGTTTACAGATTTTAGAGAGAAGGGAACAGTATTTCAATATCCATTTGGTAAATATGATTATACTGATACTGTAGAAGGTATGAAAGATTGGTTTGATCTTGCTAGACAAAGACCAGAAGATTTTCCTCCAGAATCATTTGCAGAGTTCTTTAACAAAGAAAACTCAGCGTTGGTAAAACATAATAAGCAATGGGATAATAGAGATAATAGATGGAGAAACTTTGATTGGTTGACTGACGTTGCATATCATTTAGATGCTGAAAAGTTTGCAGAGTATCTAAGGGATGAGTATTGTGATAACTTTGATGATAGATTTACACATATTAGAGGTGAAGTCAGGGGATCGGTGAAAGATATAAACGCAGGTGGTTCACCCGCAGTCTCAAACAGATATATTAAACAGTTAGCAGTCAGATTAAATGAAGATAAAAGGACTGTAGGTGTTATTGGCGACTTGTTTATTGACTGTACTGGTTTTAAATCAGTCCTATTAGAAGAGTATATGGGTACTAGGTTTATTAAATTTAATGATTTAGCAAACGATAAAGCATATTTTGCCCGCATACCATATCTCACACAAGACGAAAGAGAAAAACATATGCACAACGTGACTGACTGTCAAGCAGCGGAAAATGGTTGGTTATGGTCAATACCACTATGGAATAGGATCGGAGTTGGATATTGTTGGTCATCTCGATTTGCAATGGAAACAGAGACTAGGACAGAGTTTGAAACGTGGATAGAACAAAAATATAGTGTATCACCAGATCAGTATGAGGTAGGAACTATTGATATAAAACACGGGTATCACGAAAAAGCGTGGAACTTGAATGTTGTTGCTATTGGACTGTCTTATGGATTTGTTGAACCATTAGAGTCAACGGGACTGTTAACAACACACGAAAATATACTCAGACTGGTAGATGTGTTATCAAGAAGAAGAGGATATGTAACACAAATAGAAAGAAACTGGTATAACTACGCTGCACAGAGAGAAGTAATTGGATTTAGTAAGTTTGTTGCTATGCACTATGCTCTATCACAAAGAACAGATAATCCTTATTGGAGGTGGTGTTCACAAAGAAACGAGTATGTAGTAGAACAGTTTGATGGTGTAGTTAGAGTCAATGATAACTATGAGAGACTTGGATCATCATTAGACCTAGATCAAACTATGGATGTAAATATGAACGGTATGAATTACATAGCAGCAGGTCAAGGAATGATGTTAGGACGGGATTGGTATGCTGATCGTGATCCAGATGAACTTACATTCGTTGAGAACAGTCATTTACAATACCAAAAAGAAGTCAATGACTTTGTTGAGAGTGATGACTGCCCTACACACTATGAATACTTGAGAGACTACATCTATGGAGGGGATGAATTACGTGCTGAACTTATTTAAAAAGAAAAAGAAAAAAGAACCTAAGTCTTGGGTTAGATTTCACAGTCTAGAACCTGGGTTGGCAGAGTGTTATCCAGTTATGCCAACATCTAAGATTAAACGTTCTTGGCAAGAAAAAGAAACAAAAGACAAAAAATGCCCTTTTCAAGGATCACAGAATAGTTCAAACTGCCCTGGTATCAAGCAAATTGCGAGAATGGGATGGGTAGTTGTTGCACCTATGGATTTTATTATTATCACAAATGGTGATGGTGCATCTTTTACTTGGGAAACCCCTGGCCGATTCTCAAGACATACTAATTACATTAGTAATCACGCACCAGAACAGGTTATTCCATTAATTGACAGTCCACGTGACACATTAGCACACATAATTAAGGTGGAAACACCTTGGCGACTGACATCTAGTGATGATGTTGTTTTATTACAACAACACGTTCATTGGAATAATGAAGATCGTTTTACTGCTGTGACTGGGATCTTTGATCCTAGATATGCTATGCAAGTCAACGTGCAATTACAATGGCACGTTATGGATAGTGGCACAGATGGAACACTTGTGAAAGCAGGTACTCCATTAGCACAATATATACCTATACCACGTATTTACTTAGAGAAAGGGTGGTATGATATGACAGTCAATAATGCGACTGATAAAGATTGGGATTTAGAACACGCTTTTAATTACTCAATCAATGCCGAGTATATGATACACGATAATGTTCAAGGTCGTATATCTCGTGCTATGAAGGCAATTAATTACCACAAAAACAAATGACTATTGACGAACTAATCCAAAATTTCTATCTACAACAGCAACAGGTAGATTTAGAAATTGAAAACTATGACAAAGAGTTTGCTGACAAAAAATTAAACCCATACGGTGTTACAACCATTGAGTTTGAGAAACGATCTGAAGCAATTAAAAAAAGATCACAATTAGAAGGTGCTATTGATGCCCTAATGATTTGTAAACGTGATGTTCTTGGTGATGACGGTGAAGTTTCTATTCCAAACAACCTTGAGGTTGAAGGTGGTGGAAATGAAGAAATGGAGATTATAGGTGGATCATCATCTTAAACCATTAGATGAGGTTCATTGGTTATGGAAACTCAAATACGAGTTTGCATACGAAGGAGAGTCTCTACAAGAACATATCGGTAAACTGATAGACCATACTATACAGAATTATGGAACTGGATCAGCATTAGAAACTGGTGCATCATTTTCTACAGTATATAATCAGGAACATTCTCCACATAATTGGGAAGTGTTAGAAGATTTGTTCATATTTCTACAACCAAAGTTACAAGAGATATGGACACATTGGGGATATAGTAACAAGATAACAAAACCCGTTCGTTCTTGGGTAAACGTACATAAAAAAACGGGAAAAACTATGGAACATTATCATAATCAATGCCCTATGGTTGTTAGTTGTTATTTGAAAGCACCAAACAAAACTGGAAACTTTGAATACCGAGATCCATTGGAATACCATAGATGGGGCAGTCCAGGGGAACCTCAAATTTCATTATGGAAAGAAGTTGAAGTAGAAACAAATGACATAATAGTATTTCCAGGGTGGTTAAAACATAGAACACAGGTAAACCAAACTGATGAAGATAGAGTTTGTTTAACTATTAATTATGATTGCGATTAAAGATGACATAATACCTGAGTTATATCAGGACAGAATTTACAGTATGATGACTAACACGGTATTTCCGTGGACATTTTTACAGGATGTCACATACAGAGAGAATGATGTAGCAAAAAATATAAACGCAAACGCAACAGGAACTACTGGATTTGCACATTTATTTTATGATAGACAAAGTGAACACGAGTCACGTTATTGGGATTTCTTGTTTCCATTGTTTCTAACTATTGTAGATAATCCAAACTTTGAATTGTTAAGAGCAAAGGGTGGATTACTATTAAATACAAATACAGGTTATAATCACGCACACATAGATGCGGAGATACCACACACAACCACATTATATTATGTGAATGATAGTGATGGTGACACCTATTTCTTTAATCCTAATGGATCGGTGATCCAAACGGTGAAACCTAAAAAAGGTAGGATCGTAACTTTTAATGGTTTAATATATCATTCATCTAGTTGCCCTAAAGAAAACTCACACAGATTAGTTTTAAATTTTAATTATGTCATATAATTATCCCACAGTAGTTGTAGATGATTTCTTTGAGACACCCACACTCGTAAGAGAATGGGCATTAGGATTGAATTATTTACCTGCTGCGAAACATCCGTCAGGTGGTTATTGGTCAGGTGTGAGAGCAACTCCATTACTACACGAAAATGATTATCGTTTTCATCAAAAATTAGCACAAAAATTAATTCAGTATATACCACACGCAACATACTTTGAAAAATTAGATGCAACTTTCCACGTATGTACAGATGATTATGAATCGGGATGGATTCATAGGGATGATGATGATTATGGTATCGGTGGTTTGATTTATTTAAACGAGACAAATCCACAAAATTGTGGTACAATATTATATGATGTACCTAGCAATGACGATAGCATCAACTATGAAAAAGAGTTCAAATCAAATGTAACTACAGATGATATTGAATTAAGAAAACGACTGAATAAAATGAGAGTGGACTGTAATAAACATTTCACTCCTAATACATCAGTTGAAGCACGTTTTAATCGCTGCATCATATTTGATGGTAGAAAATACCACTCAGGCGGTGATTATTTTGGAAATGACATCACCACAGGTCGATTAACCCTAGTATTTTTTGGTAAAGTATTATGAGAACAATTAATCACGAAGGTGTAGCAGTTGAGGTTCTTGTAGAAGATCGTCTATTTGTTGCCCGCAGTGCAGTTCCAAAAGAGTTATGTGAACACACAGCACTCGAATATCATATGATAAAGGATGTTGTTCAATACCAATATCCAGATATGCCTATGGGAGACCCCACTATGCCTGGGGCATTTAGTATGTATTGCCCTGTATGTTTTGAAGCATTGGGACAGTACCATAAACCATTTGTTGAAACATTAATTGAAAAAGAATTATGGCAAACATTTAGTTATGGTAGGTTGTATGTAAAAAACACAGAGTGCTATCAGCATAGAGATCGTAGTTCGGGAGAATGGGTGGGAAACATTTGTGTAACAGCAGACCCACAATATAAATGGTCATTCTTTATAGATGTTAACGGTGAGAAACACGAATTATTTTTGGAAACAGGTGATTCGGTAATTTTCAAAGGACACGAAGATTTGCATTGGCGACCAAACTACGAAGGAAACAAAGAACAAATACAATGTTTCGTTTCTTATGTTGATAAGAACGGACAATACGCTAACAGAAAATGGGATGGCAGACCAATGCTTGCAGCACCTTGGGAAGCAGCAAGTGATTTAGTAAGAAATGAACAATCACTACAAAATCACGATCCATACTACGGTAAATGTGAAAACAATACTGGAGAGGGTTTTGATGAAGATGATGAAGCAATCGAGGAACTATTATGACTAATTACGGACTAGAAATAGTGTTTTGGGTAACACTAGGAATATTTCTCATAATTCAATGGGAGAAAGTTAAAAAATGAATGAAACCACAGTATTCATTTATTTGTGTTTCTTTGTTGCACTATTTGCAATGACCTTTGCATATATGTTCAAGGTGATGACAGCAACATTAAAAGAAATGGATAGATCACCTACTAACAGTTATGGTGATGCTATGAAACCATATAGAACATCACACCCCGAAATGCAAGAGGTGAAAAACGGTGATGAATTATTAGTTTTCAAAGCAGAAGATGAGGAGGAAGATGATTAGTCCTGCATTTCCAAAAATTCCTGATTATATAATTGTTGATGATCTCGTATCTGAAACATATCAAGAATGGTTAATCTCTTTAATTAAAGATGAAAACTTGATGTGGCACAGAAAAGACTCAGCAATTATGGATGCAAATTCGGCAGACCCTAGAAATGGGTTCTGTAATTTTCATTATATGTATGAGTGTGATAAAGGTGGAAATGTATCTCCTTTATGTAACGCATTTGTTCCTATGGCACTCAACATTATGGACAAAATCAGTGCATTTAATTTAATGAGAATGAGAATTAATTGTGTACCCGCTATGTTTAATAACGTGACACAGTTACCACACATTGACTCATACGTTCCAGACAGTTGGAACGTAATATATTATATGGATAACTCAGATGGAGACACAATTATCTACAACGAAAGAACCCTAAATGATTATGACTATAACAAATATCTGAAAGAAGATAACTTCACAGAGAAGGTTAGAGTCACACCTAAAAAGGGTAGAGCAGTTGCCTTTAAAGGCGACCTATTCCACGCTTCTACGACCCCCAGTAAGACGTGGAGACCAGTTGTTAACATAAACATATCACTAAACCCTATTACACAAAATCCTTATAGCAATGCGTAACTACGAACCTAATTTAATTGACTCAGGAGAGGATTGGGTAGTCTGTAAATCAGAAGTTGTATCCAATGAATCAGAGGAAATGAAAGTACAACTTGGTAGAGCATATCGTCTATTCAAGAATACTTTTACAGGGTGTGACTCGTCATTAAAAAATGATGGACTAACACTTGATGCACTACCAGATTTATTTTCTCAGGTAGATGCACGACAAGATGATATAGAACAACTAAAAAATATGAAATCGGGAGACTTGAGTGGATATAGATTTTATAATGTATTTAATCTAACTTCCCCTAGTCCTCTGTTTTATCATTTATTAAAAGAACTTAGTGTAATTGTAAGGAAACACTTAAGTAATTTTGGTGGTAATCCAGATGACCCATTATGGATGCAATGTTGGATGAATTTTCATAAACCAGATCAAGTATTGAATTGGCACGATCATCATTTTCCTTGGCACGGATATATTAGTATTGACCCAAAAGATTCAGTAACAAAATTCAAAGAGCATTTACCAGTAGGAGCATACGAATATACTATAAACAATAAAATTGGAAATATCTACTTGGGGCCTGGGTTTTCGAGGATGCACAAAGTCGTAGTTAACAACGATTATAAAGGCGATAGGATTACTTTGGGTTTTGATATTATAACTCAATCAACACTACCTGACGATCAATTCTCTCTCATTCCATTATTATGAACTTATCAGACTCACTAGAAAATGTATCAGACACAAATGTGTATGGTGTCTTTATGCAACCAGTAGGAAAGTATAAAGTAAAGAATCACGCAAAATTTAAAACTATCATTATGCAGTATATTGCTGAATTAGATGGTTCTAAATTAGAAAATAAGCACCCTACTATATCTGTTAATGTCTCACAATTAGGAGATCATCAAATCCTTGAACTACCAGAATTTAGAGAATTAAAAAACGAGATCAAGAACGCAGTTAATGAGGTAAATAAACAGTCATTTTGTTATGAACTAACTGATGGCACACACTTTGCTGACAGTTATTTGGAATTAGGACAACAGGGTGCGTTATATGCACCACACGAACATAGTAATTGCATCTACTCAGGAACTTACTACGTTAACTTTGATAGAGAGAGACACACTATGATGAAATTTAGGAGAAATATAATTTCATCACACTATCCTATACTTCAAATTAATACAACACAAATGAACGCATTTAATCAATTAGACTGCACAGTACCGTATGATGAAGGTGATATTATAATTCACCCCCCTAACTTACAACACGGATATGAAGGGTCAGGACACGCTAACAGAATCACATTAACGTTTAATGTTTCCCCTTGACGACATTAAATAAACGCTATAATACATAGTATTATGAACAGCGAAACTAAAATGGTGGGTAAGTCTCGTATTTTAGATGATAGGCAAAAATCTATCATCAAAAAAGCAATCACACTCTATATGGGTGACTTATACAAAAAAAATTCAAGGCACTCTATTGATGATGAACGATTAAAAGTTGATTTATCAGTAGTAGATGAAATTTGTGAATTATTACATTTGAAACATAATGAATCGAGTACAATTCCAGAGTGTTGATCTGTTACCAGTTTTCGGTAAACCGATCTATATTCAATATTGTGAGTCTCAACAAGGCACAAAGCAACACGCAAATGCACTTTTAGTCAATAATGACACAGGTAAAAGTGTGAATAATGATGTTGCGACTAGACAAGTTGCGTGGAAAACATTAATTTATTCACAATTAGAGTCTATGTCAGGTCTAATTGGATTGGAAACGGAACTTAAATTACAAGAGTCCTATGTACATAGATTGAAACAAGGACAATCGTTGCACTTACTACCAAAAAATGATAGAATATTAACTGGAGTATGGTTTATTGAAGAACCTAAATCACAAATGGTCTGGACAGACAATTCAGAGCAATGGTTTGCAGGTTTGGATCTAAAATTTGGTAATGAAAATTTAGTAAATTCAAATGAATTTCAATTCACACCAACTGAAGGAAACTTTTGTTTATATCCTAGTTCAATGACTCTTAGCATTGGACATACAGGAAATAACGTGAGTGTTCTTGAGTTTTACCTTAAATGACAACACCCTTATTCTTATCAGAATCAATCCCATTGGAACTAAGAAACATCTTAAAATCACTAGAAATCGGTATGCCGATTAAATGGAATGATGATGTTGGAACTATTAGTTTCATATCAGATCACTACATCACAATATGTGTCAGAAAAATACCTGACAAGTTGTATAAAGATGGACACAGACAAGTAAATGTAGTATGCCCTCGACACGAGTGGGATAATTTAGAAATTGAAGATTCACACTTCAAAAATGTAAAGAATTATAAGGGAAAAACCAATGACCACCCTGGAAATGAGTACTTACCACCTGTTAAAAAAAGATGATTTTATCTAAAGACGAACTACACGCACTTGAAGATAGTTTGATGTTGCTATCAACCTATAATCAAGTAAAAATTGAAAACGATAACTCAATAAGTTGTAATGAGTTACACGAAAAAATCAAAACAGAGATATTGAGAAGGCAATGGCATTAAGACAAATGGCAATAGTTCAAGCAAAGTCTGAACAGGCAAAGATTAACCTTGCCACATATATGGGTGGAAGCACATTCGTATATATAGAGAACAAGCGAGAAGATGGTAGGATTTTCGTATCATCAGAATATAATAGAGAGTATTGGTTCTGGATAGACCCCCCAGATGACCCTAATTGGGATTATATGGAGGTAAAGGAAGGGGAAGTTGTTAGCGAATGATAGTACCCTTAGAACATTTTACAAACACATCAAATAAACCTTATGACAGAAATTGGTATAAGGTTCATTGTAAAGATAAATCTGTAAAGATTTTACATAGTTACGAAGAAGTGTTAGAATGTTGGTGGAATTTCAACCAATACATTGACAGAGTTGAGGTAATTGATGCAAAACGAACTAAACAAAGTGGAACTGGATTCTGACCCGAACGGTGGTTTAGAAATCATACAAAATGAAGATGGTTCATTTATGTTAGAGTGGGATAAAAAAGACCCACGTTGGGCAATGCTCAATGGACTATCTCAAGCACAACTTGAACAAATCATCTTAAAAGGATTACAGGAGGAATTAGGTTTATGAGTGGAGACTACGAAACATTTGACTTTAATCAGGGAAGGATAAACTATACCAACCTTGAAACTGAACAGGTACAAAAGTTTGATGTAACTGACATACAGATAGTGATGAGACAAGTAGAGTCAATTCATTGTCAGGTAGCAGAGTACCCAACAAGTGAGTATCTACAAGACAAATTAGAATTTGTACATAAGGAACTAAATAGACTCAAAGAAACTTACGACAAATCATTATGAAACCCTATTTACTATACATTTTTATAGGACTTGTTTTTCTTAGTCTCATTCGAGGGTCACTTAAGATTGATAGAAATGAGAGAAACCAGAGACTACAAGAAGAATTATGTAAGGTTGATGCAGATTACTGTATCAAGTAACCAATTTAACAACTGTCACACTCCACATTGAAACGTGGAGTTTTTGCATTTATTATGGAGTGAACTACAACACTTTGATGATTACATTACGACCACACCAGAAACGTATTGTCGATATTATGAAGAACAACACCAAAGGTCAGGTTATTGTGCCTACTGGCGGTGGTAAGACTATGTGTATGATACACGATCTTAAAAGACGTTTACAAACAACAGAAGGTGGAACTCTAAGTTGGTATCCTAAAACTTTTGTTGTTGTTGCACCACGCATATTACTTGCAAACCAGTTATGTTCTGAGTTCTTAGAGCAAAATCTTGATGGTAACTATAATCAAGGTGTAGATGTGATGCACGTTCATAGTGGAGAAACACATTTCTACAGCACTACTAAACCAGAGAAAATCAAAACTTGGGTTAACAATAGTACCAAACATATAATTATTTTTACAACTTATCACTCTTTGAAACGTGTTGTCGAGTCTGATACTACTATTGATACTGCTTATTTTGATGAAGCACATAACTCCGTTACGAGGTCTTTTAGTCCTCCTACTGAGTCTGTTTCTTATCGTGCTAAATCCACATATTTTTTTACTGCTACTCCTCGTATTAGTTATCGCAATAATAGGGGAATGAACAACGGAAACATATATGGAAATATTATTTGCAATATTGAAGCAAAAGAACTTGTCAACAACGGTTCGATTATCCCTCCTACCATAGTTCCATTTCATACTAAAGAGAAAAGAGATCGGAAACAGGCATTTGATCTTGATAGTCAAACTGTCACAGATATACTTGACACTCTTGATAGTGATGACGCACATAAGGTTCTTGTTAGTGTACCGTCTAGCAGAATGTTGGGAGCAATGATGTCTCAAACCGATTTGATATATCAACTTGAGAAACGTGGATTTGAGTTCTTGCACATTACATCTAAGTTTGGTGCATATATCAATAGACAAAAGGTAAACAGAGAAAAGTTTTTCAATACTCTTACTCAATATGGTAGAGATAAAGACAAGAAGTTTATCATATTCCATTATAGTATCCTGAGTGAAGGCATTAACGTATCAGGATTGACCCATTGTATCCTCTTGAGACAGTTAGATGTAGTCTCTATGGCACAAACTATAGGTAGAGTAATTAGAATGGATACAGACGATTCTAAGGACATTAGAGAAGGTGTAATCAAAGCGGGTGCATTACAGTTTTACAGGAAGAAAACAGGATATGTTACTGTACCCTGTCACGCAAACTACGGTCAGCATATAATCAAGAGATTACAGGCGGTTGTAGATTCTATATTCATCAATGGACTACCTCCTGAGTCGTTAGTGGTATAAATAGAAATACGAAACAAAGTAACACGTTAAAATGGCAACTGCAAAAGTAAAAACTGCAACGAATGGTATTTGTACTGAATTAGTTGCAAAAGCGAAGGCATATAGACTCGCAAACATTACTGCTAGAATGACATCAGCAGGTACTGGAAGTTTATCTGATTACAAACTAAATGCTAAGAAAGTAAAGATTGATTCAGATGATTCATCAGTAGTCTGGGGATTTGCTAGTAGGACAGCAGGAGACGATTTAGAAATAGTCGCAACTGCACCAACTGACAGAGGTTCTGTCGTATCAGTATGGGGATTTGTAACCAAAGACGGACTCATAGGTAAAGATGAAGCATCAGCAAGAGTCAGTACAACTGATATTACAGATAGTTCTACCCTTACCACATTCAAGGCAAATATGACGCACTTAGGGACACATTGGTAAGTGTCACATTCCCCCTTTACAGGGGGTTTTTTTATTGCAATAATGGAGTCAGTTAACAAAACACCAATTTATGTCAACTAGATCAAGAATCGGAATTGAACTCGAAGATGGTTCAATCAAATCTGTATATCATCACTTTGATGGATACCCAGAAGGACTAGGAGTCAAATTACTTACTCACTACACTACTGAAGAATCAGTAAACAAACTTATTGACGGTGGCAATATGTCAAACTGTTGGTCTGACAGTAAGTTTAATGTAGAAACAGGAGAGTTCACACCAATAGCAGACCCAAAACCTAGTTACTATGGTGGAGAAAATGAAAAACCAATTATCAGTAAGAAAAGAAAAGATTTCTTTATGATTGATTGTTGGCAAGAGTATTCATACATCTTTGTTCCAAACGGTAGAGGTCAAGGATTCTGGGCAATGTATGAGGTCACACATCAGTATGATGAGAACTATGACCAGATACTATCCTATGAAGCAACACCCTGCACTCGTAGAGCGTTAGATCAAATTGAAAAAGGAGAAGTATTAGTATGATATTAGGAGACATCAAACCGAGGGTCGTAGATTGCTATGACCTTTTAACAAGAGAGCAACGTGAACAGATTGCTGAAATAATGATGGAAGCAATGTCATTTCACGACATTTACCCAGATATATGGGAAATGAAAGTTGAAGCAATTATTGATTCGGAGACAGATCAAAATGACATTCAATGAAGTGCAAACGAGGTGGCAACGCTATCACGAAACAACCGAAGAAATCTCATTTGATGATTTCTTATTTTTTAAAAAACTTGCAAAACAGTTTCCTTACGTCTATACTGAGTGGGGAACATTATTATCAGAGGATAACCAATGATGCAAACACCAGAACAAAAGTATCAGAAATTATTTGAAAAGATGTATCAGTTATGTATTGAGCAAGGTTGGGGAGACCCTTTCTCTTATGCTCGATCAAGAGAGATACATCTAGCAGGGGTACTAGGTCACAAAGTCGCTGAGGATTACTCAGGTGCTGACGCATACGACAAATATGACTTACCCATAGAATACAAGTCAACCATAGGTAAGAAGTTGACAGCGACATACAACGGTATATCAGTTCAACCAACGTGGGAAGAACAAGTTGACTACCTAGTTGATGAGAAGATAGGAAAGTATCATCATCACTACTATGCACGATACAAAGATGGTAAAATCGTTGAGGTGTGGAGAATGACCGCAGGGCAAGTCCTTGATATTCTTTTACCAGAATTGAAAAAGAAATTCAATACTGTAAAGAATAGAAAAGACCCACGTTTAGGTCACACTATTAGTAATAAACTAATTGTTGAACAAGGAACTAAAATTATGTGACAGTTATAATACTGTCACACCTGGAATTGCATAGTACACAATGCTATGCAATACTAGATTATAGTTAACAAACACCAAAATGATTGACCCAATGTTAAATAGCGTTGATGAGACATTCGGAAACAAACTTGCCGAAGTCATCAAAGCGTATGTCTCAGAATTAGTAGATCATCAAACTGACATCATTACTGACTCAGATTGGTTTTACGAAAAAGTAGAGAAAATGGTTGAAGAAAAGTTAGCGGAGAAATTAAAATGAGACATTTAGTTCCATTTACAAAAGACCAACTTTCAATAATTGAGACAAGTCTTGAAGCATCACTTAAATATGCTGATAGCGAATATATCAGCGAAGTTGATGCAATTCTAAAAGAAATTAAAAACAACACCAGATTTTAAAATGCTAACTAAAGATTGGACAGTAGATCAAAAAAAGAAACTACTTGATGAATATGTGTTATTTCGCATAGAAGAAATGACTAGAGACGAAATGGCATCATACGTCTATGATAGTATGAGACAAGAGATCATAGTATCAAGACCTGATCTTACACTAGACGAGACTCTTAAGCAAGAAATTGACGAGTATGATGAATACTTGTATGAAAAACTTACTGACTATGTGTTAGACAAACCAGACTCATATTCAGCATTATGTGAGTTTTTAAGAGATCGACAGGATAACATTTATTATGACAATTAAAATATTGTCACATTAACTATTGTATTCTATAAACAATAGTATTAATATTAAATCATACAACACAAACACATTATGAAAAAAGTTTCACTTGCATTTATTCTTGATAACTTAACTGAATTAGGTTGGGATTATACTTGCGGTAGAATGTCAAGATCAGGTATGGAAATCTATGACGGTATTATGAGACATTGCGGTGTCTTAAAAAATACAGAGCATTGGAATGAAGATGTCTTTGCTGAATCTAACGGAGATTGGTAATGGGAAAACCAACTGGACAAATGCAAGAATCTACAAGAGAACTTCTTGATGAGTACAATAACATTTGGAACTGGGATTACAATGAAATGTGTCGTTTCATTGAAAATTATGGGGAAACAGAGTTCCAAACATATTATCAAACATACCACAGACTTTGTGAAGATTATGGTACAGAATTAGTAGATAACTTTGCTCAAGAGTTTGATGTGGATACTGTAGAGCATTTTGAAGATATGTACGAAGGACAGTTTGAAACAGGAAAAGACTTTGCAGAATATTGGTGCAATGAAGTGAATGAAGCAACAATGAATTTACCAGATTGGTTATCTGTTGATTATGATAATATATGGGAAACTAGACTTTCAAATGATTATGTTGAAATTGATTGTAATATGGAAGATCACACCTATGGACACATATTCAAAAACTTAAAATGGATATGAGACAGTTGACAAAGTGTCACACAAACTATTGTATTCTATACACAATAGATTTAATATTAGATCAGTTACAACAACACTATGACTCTTAAACAAATTATTCAAGAGTATGTTAACGACCATTATGACAACTTTGGATTCTATCCTTATGAAGTTGAAGTAGATGGACAAGTTTACTCATACGGTGGATACTGGAAAATTTTAGAAGATACGAGGTTCGACTAATGGTTAAACAACAGTACGTTATGCAGTTTACTACAAGAACTGACTACTATCAAAACTTTGAAATATCATTTGATGATATTTGGGAAGATTATTGTAAAGAAATGGATTTTGATGAGGAAGAGTCCGATCTATCAGATTGGGATAACGAGGACTTAATGCAAGTTGCGTGGGAGTACATTCTTAAAGACCCTGAGAAGTATAGATCAGGTAATTCTGACTATGATAACGAGGAAATTATGAATTACACTTTACATAGGATTTAATTATGTTATACGATTCAGAACATTACTACGCAGTTCAATCATTTTTAGATGATGATGAACTATGCAAGATATGGAACATTATCGAAATTGCAATGGAGAGAGAAGGTTATGACATTCAAAACTCAGAACTTTCAATGAGACTCTATGACTCAGAACTTACAGAAAACATTGAACTATGAAACTCACTAAAAAACAACACGACACTCTCATAGAAATATTTGTTGAGAGAGTAGTTGACAATATGAATACTGTTCAACTTGCCGAATATGTATCAGCAGATATGATAGAATGTTTTGGTAGTATGCCAGAAAATGAGTGTATAGAAAATATGTACTCATATTATGATGAGGAATTTGTTGAAGAATTAATAGAGGAGGTCAAGGAAATTGACTAAGTACAGAGATCAAAAAGCAACTATTTTTTCAGAGATTGCATCAATCCTCGAAGATGGGGATAATGGTACACCTTATGATTTAATAGATTTTATGATAGAATTGATGAATAAAGATCAACTTAATCAAGTTGAGGATTTAATCACTAATCAGTATCAACAGTATCAGGAGGACTAATCAATGTATTATGAAGAGGGATTATGGGAATATGCCACAGATAAGGCATACGAAATGATGAAACACCGTAGAGATTCACTAGATGATGATACATTTAATTATCAGATAGAATACTGGACTAAGAAAGTCTATCAAGAAAATTCACACTTAAGAGGTATTGATTAATGTTAATGTGCAAACCAGTAAATACTTTCAAAACTGAAATATGTGTTGATTGTGGTAATCTATGTTCACTTGGAACAGGTAGATATGTCAATCGTTATGCAGTATATAACGAGGAAGTTGAGGGTTGGAGGTGTGGATTTTGTGCTGAAGAACTAGACGCACTTATGGAAGATTTGATAGAGGACAATTAAAATATTGTCACACTAACTATTGTATTCTACACATAATAGTATTAATATTAAATCAGTTACAACACTACTATGAGTTACACCAAAAACGAAATAGCACTTGAAACATTCATTTCAAACACCAATAACCAATTTTATTATATTGGAGAAGAAGATGACAAAGTAGCACCTATTGATGTAAAGAAATTTACTGAATATTGTGTTGCCTTTATTGACTCTTTGGAGATCGAAAAATGATGACCTATGAAAACTGGTTAAACAGTTGCCCTAATCCTATGCAATTTGCTATGGACTATGTTGACATAAAATCAGATGTATTATCTGTTATTGACACATACGATAGGGAAGAATGGGATACAACAAAAATTGATGAGGAATTTATCAAAGACATTTGTTATCAAGTTTACGATCAAGATTGGTCAGAATGGAATGATTTTATTGCTTATTTAATTGACAACAAAATGGAGGAAAAAATCTTATGATTTTCTTAACATTTATAGTAATTATATTTGTTATAATGTTATTGTTAAACTACTACAACCCACATCACTAAAATGTATCAACTTAATTTAACAGCAAGAGAACTAGGTTTAGTCGCAAATAGACTAGGTTATTGTTATTGTGACCTAGACGAGAATAATGCACCAACTGGACTAGCATTTGACCGATACGGTAAAGATGCAGTTGTAGGAGCATTTAGAAAGGTTCAAGAACTCATTAACGATCAATGGTTAACAGAAAATGAACTAGAGTTATCTAAAGAGCAACGTAAAACTACATTTCCAATACCTAGTGAATCAGCATTTGGTATTGATAGAGATTTCGAGGTTCTAAGAATGAAAAGAAAAGATCATAATAAAATTTCTAAAAGACCTACTTCATTCTATATGTAATTATGAAACAATTTAACATAACATTAAATGAAACAGAGCAACAGATTTTAATTGACTCTATGATGTTCTTTTTTACATTCTATAATAATGAAACAAAAGGTAATGATACATCAAATACCGTTGATATGTATAGAGTATGGTACAAAAAGAACAAATTAAAAGATAGCAAAGCAACATTTGAAAAAGTGTTCTATGCTATGACAGTTAACGAAGTGGCACTACCAAACTTGAAATAGTCACATTATCGTTTAATATTAAATCAAGAAACAAAACACTATTATGTCAGTTTTACATCACGAGTCAATCTTAGAAACACTTTATGATGAAGTTGTTGCAGAGTCACTCGAAAATCTAAGAAAAGAAGGATTCAACAATGTTAAAGAGTCCGATCTTGACTTTGTATCTATAGATGCTATCGTTGGTAGGAGGTTCGAGGACTTATGCCTATAATCAAACTATCAATCGAAGAGCATCAATCACTCACTCAATTATTATGCCACCCTAAAACGGTAAAATATAGAAGTGATTTATATGACACAGATACATTTGACTCAATGGAAGATAAAGTATTTGATGCAGTAAACAATTTAACAGTTGAGGATTTTTAAAATGAAAACAGAATCACTAGATAAATCTATTGATGTTTGTATTGACACAATAATGAAATCAACTATTAAAGCAGTTGATGAGAACCGTATGGAGGACTCAAGAGCATTATTTGAGGAATTTGTTGTAGATGGTAATGAACCATTAACAGAAAATTTCGAGTGGTTATACACATATTACAAATTTGACGATTCAATGCGAGGTAAGGAAAATGATTAATATACCATTGACAAACGATCAAATTTACAATATGGTTAAATTGTATGATATACTCAGAGATATGGACTTTGAGTTAAACGATCATCAAATTGAAACATTTGACACAATTCAACACTACGAGGTTTATCACAATGGAAACTAAAACTGAAACAACACAATTTGATAATTGGGAAACAGAATTAATAGATCATATTAAAGAATATTATCCTAATTGTTATGCAGAATATGGTAATGACATTCTTGAAATTGTAGGATATGACACAGATCAATTCTTATGGTATGAATGTCAACATATAGCACTCAGTAAAGTAGAAATTTCAGATAAAAATGAAAATTGGGAAAGTGAATTAGAGGATTTGACTTCACAAATATTTGATTTATGCAAATCTTATTCCTTTGCTACTTGCAATTATTAATTTAATAATTTCTTAACAATTCACATATCCATTATTCACTATGTTATGGTAATATGGATATAACACACATAAAACACTATGGATTTTGAAAAAATTTTAGAACAGTTCCAAACTGACCTAGAAAACTATCGTAAGGAAAATGAGTCCTTACACATTATGAATCAAGATTTTTGGTTTAGTCAATTTGAAACAGATATTGACGAGTTACAGGAAATCGTTGACGGTATGCTAGGATTTGACTTTCAAGGAGCATATAACGCTCAATATGACCCTGAGAGAATGACTACACCCGAAGAAAGGGATAGAATTGCATTCCAACAAAAACTAGAAGCAAAGGGTTAAAAAAATGAATCAATTAAAAAGATATTACATCAATGTAAAATTTGAAAAATATGGAACTTACACTTTTGAAGCAAAAAGTAAGAACCACGCTAAAGAAATCTATGAAAGTGGCGATTATGGTTGGTCAGATTATACTGAAGATTTTGGCGAATTCAATGAAGTTATAGAGGACATTGAAGAAGAAATTTTCGCTGATACTCAACTATCATTATCAATTTAATAATTTCTTAACAATTCAAATATCCATTATTCATTATTTTATGTTATGATGGATTCATATACAAAAAACACTATGGACAACTTTAAAGAATTTCTTGATTATTGTGAATCATTCTATTCACCTAATCACCCTGATGTACTTTACCCTATTGACGGTTTAACTAGGGAAGAGTTAGCACTTGCAACTTTAAACTATCTTGACCTATGCGAAGTTGGAACTCACGTTACTTGGGGTGGTGGCGATTCTCTTGATAGAGAGAGAGTAAGAGATTTTGTTATAGAGCGTAGAGCAACTAATCAAACATTAACAAAAATGGGGGTTGCATAATGTCATATTGCGATAAGTGTGGAAATTTTAATGATGAACATATTGATGGCGAAATTGATATGTTCAAAAATGACCCAGATTATCAACCTGATCTCTATTACTATTGGGATTATCCATTACAAGAAAAATACGATTGGCGAGATCACTTCCCTGATGCTGATTGTCTTTGCGAAATCTGTTTTGATATAGCAAATTCAGAAAAGAAAATTAAATGGGAAAATCCTTAATTATTTCTTAATATTTCATTATTGACATATACTAGAAATATATGCAATAATAAATTATAAACAAACAACACTAAAAAAAATGTCAAATCCATTCAATTTCAAATACACAGTTGAAACACCTAGACTTTTCGATTCAGAGGTATATACTGATGATTTAGAAAAAGCAAAGGATTTATCCTTTGAATTTGGTTGTGATTATGAATACAGTTGTGTTAGAGATAACAAAACTGGGGAAATAATTGATGAAACAGGCAACATAATGGGATTAATAGAGGAGGGAATTGTATAATGTTTACACAAAAAGAGTTACTCTATATGATAGAGTGTTTAAACTTTCATTATTCAGAAAATGATGACAAGAAAAATGAAATTCTTGATGTTAATTCTGACATTTTAATCAAATTACATAAGGAGTTAATCAAGTGAAAATCAAGCAACTAATTAAAGAATTGGGTTTATTTGTTGATTATGAAAAATCAACGTGTAATCCTGATGATAACATAACATTTTATTATCTAAAAGATAATATTTTAACTAATTGTCAATTTGAAAGTTTTTTCGATTGCAATTATGTTGATATTAATGATAATGTAGATTATGAGTTTACAATTCAAGATACTAGCGAAGTTATGGAGGATTCTAAGTAATGAACCAAAAACAATTTATTGAGGAAGTTTTTGAAATTGCATTTGGGGAAAATGCAATTAATAGAGATTTTACTTTTGAGGAAGTACTTGAAACATTAATGGAATTTAGTGATAATGCACTAATTTTTGAAGAATCGGGTTTAACTAGGGAAGAAATAGAGAATTTAAGCGAAATTAGTATCGAATCATACAAAAAGGGATATATTCAAAGAGGAAAAGATGAATTGTTAAAAAAATGTTAAGAATCGGATTTCCTATTGCATTATGTTTAATTATCCCTTATATTGGTTATATACAAACAACACTAACTTAACCAACACTATGGATAAGGATTTAAAAATGCTTCATAGACTTATCAAATTTGCAGATAAGGAAATAGCGAAACAAAACGCTAAAACTGAGATTCTTATAGATCAGTTTAACAACAGTAAAAACTTACTTAGAGGTATTCACTAATGGAATTATTCATTCTCATAGGCGGTTGTTATGCTTTATTCATAACTGGTAAAGCGATTGCAACTAACCTAGACTACCACGCTATTAATAAGGATAGAAAATAATGGATAAAGAGTTACTTGAACTTGCCGATCAATATGAAGGCAACTTATTAAACTATTTTTGTGGTATGACCCCAAAAGAAAGTAAAAAGTTTAATAAAATGATAAGAGATTCTAAGAAAAAAAGATTTTAGATTTTCTTAACAATTCAATCCACACTAACCTATATGTTATGTTAATATAGGTACATAAGCAAAAAACACTTTTTCAAAATGCCAACTTTGACTTTTTCAAAACCCAGTACTACATCAGCAATTTTCGCTATGATGAAGTGCAACACAAAAGGAACTGGACTAGGTAATACTGAAGTTATTACTAGACAAGACGGTTCAAATATTGTTGACGTAAAATTCTACGATACTGTTATAGCAGAAATTGACCATACACATTTTGGTTATAGGTCAGTTAAATTGTATAATGGCGGATTTAGAACTAAAACAACTAAAGAGAGATTAAACGCTATTCTTAGCGAATTAACTAAGGATAGAGTTTATATAAAGCAAGTAAAAAAGCAATGGGTAGTTATTGATACACTTACTGGTGCTGAGATTCAATTTTATGAAGGTATGAAAGTATTTGAAAAGCATTTAACTATTTCAGATATTGACTATTTCAACACTAACGGATTCTACCCACTACCAGTTTAAGGTAACTGGCATTTAAAAGTTTTTAGTGTTCACTTTTATTGTAAGTCCAGTAATATTAATCATATCTCACACTATGGTTAATATTGTTAGTTCAAATAATAAATTAAAAATTAATAACTTAGAATACTAAGTTGTTTCCTATATTTAAGGTTAGAATTGGGAACTCTAACCTTTTTTTTATGCTTTATTATTTCTTAACAATTCAAAACTCACATAATGTAAAATTTATGTTATCATAGTATTAACAACACTAATTACACTATGTTCGAGTTTTATCCTTACGCTACAGAAAAGGGAAATATCCCAAACACTAAAGTAAGTAAAATTAATTTCCCTAATAATAGTTTTGGTGCATCTATCCTTTATTTTGAAAATGACGGATTATATGAGTTAGCACTTACTAATAGTTTTGGAAGATTTATTACTGGTAATGGTGCTGAATACAAATATTCTTGCACTTTAGCAGAAATTAACTCATATTTGAGACAATGGAGCGAATATTAAGAGAATATTAAATTCTCTTTTTTCTTGCCATATATCAAAAAAGTATGGTACAATTAATTTAACAACACTAATCCCAAAATGCAAACTTTATCTAACTCTCAGCAAACTAGACTAGACAAAATCAATGCTGACCTAAGAAAATCAAGAGTATTAGAACTTAATGCTATTGTTGACCGTAGTTTAGAATTTTCTACTGATTATGGAGTAGAATTTACTAAAGTTACAGAAATTGCACTTGATGAGGGAATAGAGAGACTTGACGAAATTCAAGAATTTCAAGAGACTTTCAACTTAGATATAGATGACGCTATTGACGAAATTGACACATACGAAAATGTATGTTCAGAATTAAGATATTACAATAGTCCAGTAGATGAGATTATTGAAGCATTTATTAATCTTTTTTCAATAAACGACTTAATGCACTTAGAAGATAGTTATAGAGGGAGATATGACAGCGGAGCAGAATTTACAGAGGAATTAATCTCAGAATGTGGTTATATCTCTAACTCTTTACCTTACTGGATAGAAAACTGTATTGACTATGATAAAATATGGAATCATTCACTAAGTTATGACTATTGCGAATGGGATAATCACATTTTTAGCAACTTTTAAGTTAAAAAAGGGCATTAATTAATCTTATATATAAAGGGACTATTAACAAGTCCCTTTTTTTATTATCCTTTAAAATGATGACTATTTACACATTTAAAAAAGTAGATGCGGAAACTTTCCTAGACGATAGCGGAATCATCTATAAACCTCTACCATTGTATGAAGATTATTATATAAATGAAAGTGGGGAAGTATTCTCTACTAAGTGGGGAAAGTGGAAAAAATTACAAACTCATATTAATGAAAACGGTTACAAGAGAGTGACTTTGAGATATAACGGTAAGACAGTAGTAAGAAGAATTGCGAGGTTAGTAGCAAGTGCATTTTTAAGTGCGGAGACTTCAGAAAGTGGACTAAAAACCACTATCGAAAATAAACAAGTTAGGCATATTGACGGAAACAAAGTAAACGATCATTTTAAAAACTTACGGTATAAATGAATAAATTTAGTATATATTAAAAAGGTTAAAATAAATATAGTTTATAATTTTATATCTCTAGTTAATTGTAGTCTTAGGAAGTTAGCACGAAACGGATTTTTTTTCTACCTATTCTGTTACAAATTGTCATAATAACTGCAACTTAACATATATTGGAGTTTATTCACACTATACGGAATTATTCGCTATAATTAATATAACAACACTAAGCAACCCTCTATGACTACTCAATTCGCAAATTCTGTAGCAACATACAACAAAATGGAAACTTCCCCACTATTAGAGGGAACTATAGAGATAAAAGATTATTTCAATAAAGAAGTAAGTAAAGCAACTAACCTTACTGAGTTAGAAAAGAATTTCCTAAGTTTCTTTGCACTTGACGGAATAATTGCAGAGTCTAAAGAGTACGGTTTTTATTATGGAGACTTAGACCCTAACGAAATTTTAACAGACTTTGACGAAATTCACGCATACCTTAATAGAGATAACGTAGTATCTAAAAATGTTGTTAAGGGCATTATTGGATCACTTGATAAAAAAAATGTGGTATGGGTAGAAGTTAGAGAAAAAATTGACGGTGGCAATTTAATTTGGTTATCCGAAGATTTTTTAACCGCACTAAGTAAGCGTTAAGTCTCAGAGGTGATACAGGTGAGAATGAAAACGATTATCATTTTCGCCTTGTGCCACTTTACAAACTGGCATATTAAAAAAATCTTTTTTGACTAACCTACAAAAGTATAGGGTTTGATATATTATCGAAATCGCATTTAAGGTACCCTGATATATAAAAAAAATCCCAAAAAAATTTTACGTATGGACCATTTGCTAAAAAAGTACGAAGAAGATTACTCCCCTTGGTTAGGTCGCCCTTGGAAACAACAGAGAGGTGGAGGGTGCTTTACGCTAATATACGACTATATGAAGGATACTGGAGTACAGGAGTTCTCTCAGGACTACTCTCTTACAGTTAAAGAGTATAAAATAGAGGATATAGAGAAAGAAGGATGGGGAATTATCTTTCAGAAGGATGAAGGAGAGTGGGATGGTACAGATTGGTATAAGGATATAATGAAAAAGAATGATGTGATATGTTTCTCATTTGGTAGTGATAAAATCAAACACGCAGCAGTATATTTGGGTGATGGGTTTATACTTCAACACAAGTATGCGTATGTTAGTAACGTAGAATACATAGAATCCTATATACCATTGATACGCTATATTTTACGAAAGAATGAGTAAACGATTTCTAGTTTCCATTGAGGAAGATGACTACGGTGAAATGACTTTTAAAATACCCGATCAGATCGTTGAAGAACTTGCGTTAACAGTGGGGGATATGCTACAATATGACATTATAGACGACAAACTAATCATCACTAGAGCAGATGTTTAACAGAAAAGAGATGGCATTGATCTATAATGCCTTAGAATTATACCAGAAGTCCTTAGCGACTTATCAAACTGAGACATATGAAGATGTTGAGGATTTATTGGATAAAATAGCACCTAGTGTGAAGAGATACAACGAGAACTACGAATGTAACCATTAGAGGGGCATATAGAGGGGTCTGACGCTAGAAACGTTACCCCCGCGAACGTCGTAACTATTCTGAAATCGTGATGAACTTTGAAATAATCGATAACTACCTCCCCCCGAACGAATTTGAGGATGTTCGAGATTACTTCGTGGGACAAGACTTTCCGTGGTATGTAAACCAAGCGAAGGTAATGCACGTTGCCCGAATGATAGATCCTGACTTACAAGCGAAAGAAATATATAACTGGCAAATGGTAAACTACGTATATGGAGGAGGACAACCTCTAGGACCTCAATATGAGAAGGTACTACCTATAGTGAACCGTTTAGAACCAAGAGCACTGATACGTATAAAGGCAAACCTAAACCATCATACTGATAGACTACAGGAATATGACTTTCATACAGACTGTGGTGAGTATGGGTCTAATGAGTTTGAAGGTGCTACTACTGCAATATACTATCTAAATGACAATAATGGTTATACATACTTTCAAGACGGTACTAAAATTGACAGTAAGGCAAATCGTTTGCTAAAATTTAAGGTGAATACACCTCACGCAGGTACCAGTTGCACAGACCAAAAGTTCCGTGTAGTATTGAATTTTAATTATTTTTAATGGAAAACCAAGAAGATCTAGTAATACCTCAAGATATAGAGGTACCTGAGTTTAAATCTATAGAAGAGGAGAACGAGTGGAGGTTTGAGATGATAGCAAAGACTGCTACTAACCTTGCCAATCGTACTCAGCAGATAGAAGCATTCTTAAGTAGAGGTGCAGATATGATACAGTATAAAATCCCAGGAAATGATAACCATAGTAATTTACTACAGGTATTTGACACTATTTTTGACAGACTAAATAAAATTGAAGAAACTCTAGCACAAATGGATGCCCGCTAAGATCCTAGAGACAGGTCGTTCTTATATGAACCCTGTTGACTCTGAAGATTACACTAAAGTCTATACTGGAACTAACGTACCTGCGGGATATACGATTACGTTTCAAGGTGTGGGTCCTGGTGGGTATAAGTTTGGTAAGGATCAAGTATTCTACCTAGGAGAACCTACTGAAACGTGTTTAGATAACTGTAATGCAGAGAGAAATACTATATTTAGATACTATAGTGGTAAACAACGTGATCACGCATATACAAAGAATGATGTTATGGAGGATACTCAAGAAGAGTTCCGTTCCTATAACAGAGAACCACGTCAAAGGTCAGCAGCATACTTCTCTTTGATGAAAGATAGTCAAACAGGTACTTCTGCTGTGTACCGCAACTATGATTCCGTAACTAATGACACATATTTAACTACAGGAAGCGGAGGAGAGTTACTAGGATACATTTGGACATCTGAAAGTGCTGCTAACTCATCTGGTTTACTGAAAGGAGGAGAAACTGTAACTCCTTTGTATGAATATAAGTTACCAAACGGAGTAAACCGTGGTCCTGATACATTTTATACAATAAATCCCGTAACTGAGGTAAATTTAGAGGTAGGAGTTGCGGGAGTTCCCGATTGTTTGGATGCTAGACAGCAACAATACGCATATGTGGGCATTTTTGGGTATGTAATGACCTCTACAGGTCCAAGAGGTAAGAAAAGAATAGAAAATTTAGGTGGACCGAGAAATACTGGGGAAATTTCTCGTGCAGGATGGTATGATTGGGATGAAGCGGGTAATTATGCGTTAAGAGACTACTTAGAATCAATGGATAACCCATCTCAGTCAGGTTGGGGTGGTTCTAACGTAGAAATATTGAGTACAGCAGCATATTATGAGTGGTTTTACGGAAAAAACGGACCAGTAAAGGGTTCTGTGCCAAGATCACTTAATTTTCACGATGCTTTTGAGGGACAATTCGTATATTACCTCTATGATACCTCATATCCGTGGAATGGACCCGTATATGGTATAAATTTCCTTACAACTGATGCTCCGTGTCTAGATGACTCATCTCAACCTACTTATGAATATCATACCTTTAATTACACTATAAAGGAGAGTGCGTGGGTTACACATAAGACTAGAATATATGTTGATGCTCCTCAGAACCAAGTAGGTGCAAATGAGTCATTTTGGGGAACTTGTACAGATGAACACCGCATATTTTTCCGATATACCTCTAGTACTGGGTTTTTTGCAATAGGAGAACGTATAAACAACTGGATGATTAGTGCGTGTCGCTATTTTGGTGATGAAATGAACTGCGGATATATGGAATTGACCCAAATAAACAATGAAACTACAGGAAATGCGTTTACATACAACCAATCTTTTACTTCAATCAATGGTGGGAGTATAAATGTACTAGCAGGATACGGTATAAAGGACAAAGCAGCGTTCTGGGGAGTGTATGAGTTCCCAAAAAGAGTATCTTATGTACCAGTTTCACTAAAAGATGGTGCACTTATACCAGATCGTAACCTAGATGAGGCATTTTTAGAGGCAAGAATTGATGAATTAGGAAAAGTTGCGTCAATTAACATCATTAATAGCGGAAAAGACTACAAAGATCCCGATCTTGCGATAGAATTTCCAGAAACATTGCGTGAACAAGGGTTTGCAGACCCTATGAAGTTCCGTCAAGAGACATTTAAGAACGATACAGGTATAGATTTACAGTCAAAAGAGATAGAAGACCCAGATTTTAAGGATGGAGAGCAAAGTCAGAAGGAAGGAACAGCAACAATCATCAATGAATCCTATAAAAATGAGTCTGGATTTATGGGAACATTGAAACAAGCACGGTTAAGAGCAGTTTTAGATGATCAAGGTAGTATTATAAACGTAATTGTTGAAGATCCTGGTGCGGGATATAGTCCTTCGTCTCAACCAAAGATATTAGTTGCAGAAAGATATGAGGAACAACTAGAAGAAAAGGGTACAGACAACCAAGTTCAAGAGTTAGATTCGCAATATAACTCAACTTTAAAGACTGGAGCACTAGATCCTGAGATGCAGGAGCAGGTAGATGACAATTTAGCAAACTTTAGTCAAGATATTGCTGAGTATGATGAACCTAGAAGTGAAGGAACTATCACAAGTTATATTAATATGCCAGATGTTAACCCAGAAGAGATGAGTAAAGACTGTGAATCTACTCCAAAGAACTGTATTAACCTAGAAATTGAACCTGGATGGAGTGATATTAATAATATTTACGATACAGACACCACTTTTGCAAGTGTGCGGAGATATGCACCAGACTTTAACGAAAGAAACGCGGAAATATCGCAGATGTGGTTAATGTCCCGCGAAACATCTGATGAAGTTTCCTTAGATACGGGTGGAATGGAGTCATTATATCCGCAAGGTTGTAACGAATGGGAACAACCAAACATATTTCACGTAAGAAGGTTTTTTGACATACCTTGTCCTTATGTAACACTAGATTCTGATGGTCAGAAGTCAGTATTTGGGTTTATGCCTTACAAGTATTGTGCTAGTCAACAAGAGACTGCAAGGATACGTGTATCTATGGAGATAGAAGGCGATGTAAGCGGTGCAGGAGCGTCTGTAAGCACTGCTTTTAACAATTTCCTTAAATCACTACCTGCACCCTCATTAACACGTCCTAGGAAGATTGCAAACCTACCTAATGGAATAAAAGCACACCCTTGTTTTCAAGGAGATGCGGAGGGTAGATGTTACAGGACTTCCGCAGGTCAATACGCATTTGTTCCTCTTGGTGGTGATGAAAATACATTTGATTACGGATTATCTGGAATGTCGGAGTTAGGACAACTACAAACGTGGATAGGAAACAATGTTAGCGGATATGGAGCGAATACTAACTTCAGTTATGGTTATAACAACGCATCAATCGCAGCGTGTAGTGGAGGAAAGTTACCTAATCCGTGTTGGCATAATTTTGTCACGGATGGAGTACTAGATGTCAATAAAGGATATGATGGAAGTGGAAATGCTCTTTCACAAGCGGATTTGTGCAGTTCCTCACCATTTCAATCGTGTAGTGCTTTGTATCAAGTAGTACACGCTGCTATATCCATAGATCCAAACTTAGTTAACGCGGACAACTATATAGAGATGGGACCCTACGAGGGTACATTACTTTATCGTAATTATTCCGCAGCGAGCACAAAGTTACTAGATGACACAATGAACAACTACGGAAACCCTTACTTCGATGAATGTGATTTGAGGTTCGACTAATGATTCCAACTTATCACATCTATCTAAGAGGAGAATGTTTATTCAAGAACTTAAACCAAGAGGAGTTTGATCTCATCTGGGGTAGGATATATCAATCCTATTTTAAAGAAGAACTCACATACTCTGCTGTTTTTGAAAAAACAGAAGACTATTCAGACGCATCTTTCTAATGGGAAAACCAATGCCAGTTGCAAGTCATAATGGTCTACCTTGTAGTGGGCACGGGATTCCTATACCTTCAACTATTCATAATCAACAACCTTGCGGAAGTCCACCCATACCATTTACTATCGAGATAAAAGATAAAACTTGTTGGTGGCCACCCACTCCATTGATTCCTTTAACTGGGTTGACACCTGAGAGATCAACAGTATTAGTAAATAAACTTCCCATTATGTTAGAGTTGGATGTTTTTACTCCGCATATATCTCCTACTACAAATATCATAAATTATTTGTGTCCTTGCGGAAAAGCAATGTGTATTATTCCAACACCGATAATTTGTGGATTGTTGACTATAGAAGATAAAGGTGGTGTTGGTCACGAAAGAATTTTAAACGCTACTACATTTACAGTATTTGCCCTTAAGAGAAGAGTTGCCAGAATGCTAGACCCATTAGGTGCAGGAGTTCCAAAAGCATCCTGGCCCTGTAAGTCTGTCGTTGCTTATGGTTCACCTACTGTTCTCTGTGGTTAATCCAATGGAAAAAACTAAAACGAAAAGTTTTGACGAATGGATGAAAAAAATGTTAGAAGGGCAAGAAGAAGATGTGCCAGAGATTCCTGACGCATCAGGAATGGATATAGATATAGATTATAGTCACTCACACTGAGGGAGTACAAAAGATCTCCACTTAGAAGGAGTGCCCTCTCATAAAACCACATTATTACTATGGCAAAAACTTTCAGTATGGGTCAAACTATTGAATCCAAACCTAAAAAGACAAGACAAGGAACAGGACAACACAGTAAGTATTCTGCAACTTCTCGTAATAAAGCAAGAAAACGTTATCGAGGACAGGGTAAATGATTCGAGTAGATATTAGTGAAGATTTTATTAAAAGTGGTAAATGGTTAGTAACTATGCCCGAACGTGATAAATACTTAAAACAAATGAAAGTTTTGAGTAATGGCGTACAAGTTCAGAGCAGAACGAACTCTTAGCAGACAATTTAAAGACTTTAGTATTCAGATGAGAGCAAATCCGAATACTGAAGATTTTACCGTGGTTAAGAATGAAAACGCTATTAAACAATCAGTTCGTAATTTAGTATTAACTGGAATGGGTGAAAGACCATTTCAACCTAAGACTGGATCACGTTTGAGACAACTATTATTTGAACCATATGATGTTTTTCTAGCACAAGACATAAAAGAAGAAATCATCAACGTCGTTAAAAGACTAGAACCCAGAATTAATGTTCGTCAAGTTAGAGTTTTTAATGATCCAGAGGATGAAAACAATCTTCGTGTTGAATTTGACTATACTATTGTTGGTGAAACCTTGATACAAACTGTTGACTTCCTATTGGAGACAATATAAATGCCCGCAATACCTTCAAATTTAACTTCTTTAGATTTTTCAGAAATAAAAGAATCTATCAAATCATATATGAGAACTCGAACTGAGTTCACTGATTATGATTTTGAGGGTTCTGCTGCTTCTTATCTACTAGACGTATTAGCATACAATACATATTATTCTGCTTTCAACGCTAATATGGCGATGAACGAAGCATTTTTAGAGTCAGCAACAATAAGAGACAACGTAGTAAAGATAGCAAAACAGTTAAATTATACACCTAGATCAATAAAAGCAGCAAAAGCGTGTGTCGCTTTTTCTGTGCAAACCACATTTGTTGGTGCTAGTACCACTTACCCATCTACCGTAACTATTCCTGCGGGTGATGTATTTGTTTCATCTGTTGATGGTCGAGCATTTACATTTACTGTTCCAGAACAGATCACTCAAATGGTAGATCAACAGACTGGTATTGCATCTTTTAACAAAACAATCATATATCAAGGAAACTTACTTTCATATGAGTATGATGTTGTTGATGTTAAAAAAAGAAAATATGAAATTCCTGTTGATAATATAGATACAGACTTGCTTTATGTGTCTATTTCACCTAATGCTCAGAGTGAGGAAATTGATACTTACAATAAAATTACTAACATTGTTGATGTTGATGGAACAACTCGTGGATATTTTTTAGAAGAAACTGATGATTTAAGATATACAATTATATTTGGTGATGGTATTATTGGTAGAGAACTAATTGCAGGTGAGGTTATAAGACTAAAGTATGTTAGAACAGACGGACCAGAAGCAAATGGTTGTAAGAAGTTTACTTTTATAGGTCAAGTAAGAGATAATACTGGTCGTGCTGTATCATCTGCTAACATCTCTCTAGCGACCGTAGATGCCTCTCAGGACGGTGAAATGGGAGAAGATGTTATATCCATCAAGTACAATGCTCCAAGGGCATTCAGTGCCCAAAACAGAGCAGTCACGGAGTCCGACTATGAATACATTACTAAACTGGTTTATCCTCAAGCAAAGTCTGTTACTGCATATGGTGGAGAAAGAATCTATCCACCAGTTTACGGAAAGGTCTTTGTTGCTGTAAAAACTAAGTCTGGTGCTGCATTAAACGCAACTACTAAGAAGCGTATTAAGAATGATTTGTTGAAATACTCTATGGCAGCGATCGAACCAGTTATTATCGATCCTACAACTCTATACATACGTCCTAAGACTTATGTGTTCTTTGATGGCACTTCAACAACACTTTCTAATAATGAACTTGCTTCTAGAGTTCTAGGTGCTGTTGATCAGTACAATACTCAAGGATCTGCAAATAGATTTAATGGAAGAATTGATAAGTCTGCATTCCAAACAATGATAGACCAATCACAGAATGCCATAGTTGGTAATCAAACCACTATGACTCTTGGTTTAAATGTTACAGGGTTCCCATTTGGAAGCACATTTACTCAATGTGTAGACTTTGGTAACTCTATAGTTAATCCTGGAGATATTGGTGCAGGTAATCCTTCCGATTCATCTGGAGGAATAACTTGTAGTCCTAATTTCTCATCAGTAAAGACTGGTACATTCTACTCAACAGGTTATACAGAAAATTTACTAGATCTTGCTGTATCATCTCAACAACTAACCACAAACTCAGTATTGAGTATCAGTACGTTTGTAGAAAATGATGCTAGTGCACTTTTACCAGTTAACATAAGAGATGATGGTAGAGGTAATTTGATAATGGTTACAAAACTTGATGAAAAAGAAGTTATTCTTAAATCTGGTGTTGGAACCGTAAATTATAAAACTGGAGAAGTTTGTTTAGGTCCTATAGATGTAGCAAGCACTCCTGATGGAACAGCACGTATTCCTGTTACAGTTCTGCTAGATAGTGGTAATGTAAATATAGGAACTGGTGTAGATCCTACTATTTTCAACCCACAAGTAATCACTATAGATTACACCATTGATGGAACTAATATTCCAAACTTTGATCCGTTAGACTTTACTCCAATCAACTTTGACGGAACCTCGATAAATATAATTGATTATCCAACCACGGTATTTGAATACCCTGAGTTTGACACTTGCTTCTAAGCACCAAAAATAATAAGAGATGAAGTCAGTTAAGGTATCCCAGAGGTTACAGGACCAGATCCCTGCGTTTATAAAAGAAGAGGATCAGTCTTTTGTAGACTTGTTAGTACAATACTACAAGTCACAGGAGAAAAGTGGTAAACCGTACGATATTTTAAACAATATTTTAAGTTATACAGATATTTCGAGTGCTGAATATGATCCTAACTTTATTTCTTCAACATCTATTGTTTTAAATCGTATAGGTGCTACTGATCAAAATATTACTGTAGAAACTGTTGATAATTTTCTTGAGAAAGATGGAACAATAAAAATTGATAATGAAATTATATTTTATGAAGAAACAACTAAATCACCAGAGGTTGTATTTACTCCAGGTGTCAATAAATTAGAATTTGATAAAAAAATACAAGAGTTAGAAAGTATAAGATCTCTATTTAATGGAACTCAAACAAGTTTCCAATTAAAACTACTTGGAACTCCAATTACACCAAGTTCTGTTGAGTATTTACGTGTTATAGTCAATGGTTTGCAGTTAGAACCTAATGTTGATTATTTTCTTGATGGATCAAACATTAGATTCCAAACTCCTCCTGCAAACCTTACAGGATCAACTACAGTAACTAAAATTGAGTATCTTATAGGTTATACAAGTGTTCCTGTTAGAGTTTTAGATGTAATTAATATAACTAACGATCTTATAGGTGCAACAATACTACCATTAAGATTAAACACTGCTGTATATACACCTTTATCTACAGTATCTTGTTTGGTTGCTGTAAATGGAGTACAACAAATACCATTTACTGACTATACAGTTTATAATGATCATTTAATACTAAAAAAAGCAGTATCTTTAAATGATAAGATCACTGTAAGGTCTGTTGAACTCATAGCACCTCAGTTTGGTAAAGGTGCCTCTGCTATTGCTAGAGTTAGTGATAATAAAGTTACAGATTTGATTGTAAAAGAGGGTGGTCAAGATTATAGAATTAATTTTACACCAAAAGTAACTATTCTTACTCCAGAAGGTGTAACTGGTAAAGAAGCGACTGCTGAAGCACTTGTAAATGGTATTAAGAATGTACAATTAATTGATGGTGGTCAAGGTTACACTTCTGCTAATCCTCCAGTAGTTGTATTTGACACACCCGCTGATCCCTCTGGTTCTATAGCAAAAGCAACTGTAACTGTTGATGATGCTAGTGGTCAGGTTACAGGAATCAATGTACAATCATCTGGATCTGGATATGACACTATTCCATCTATTAGTTTTACAAATGCAGCAGGTGCAACTATTAGTGATGCTGAAATTGACTCAGAAGGCAAGGTAGTTGATGGATCTATCAAAGTATTAAATAAAGGACTACATTATACAACTGCTCCAGAAGTCTATATTGATTCTCCTGTTGATCCTATTGGTATTACAGCATCTGCTATAGCAGTTTTAGACGATCAGAGCAGAGTAGATAGGATTGAAATGATTTCTCCTGGTAGAGGATATGTAACTGCTCCTAGATGTCGTATTATTGACCCTATAGGTGCTCAAATACTTGATGTTAAAGTATCTGGTGGTAAATTAACTGATATTCAACTTTTAACTGGTGGATCTGGTTACAATGATGCACCATCTGTTTATATTGTTGATAATAGAAAGAATTTATCTGGTGAAGCAATAGGTGGAACTGGAGCAACTGCTGTTGCAACAATATTCAATGGTGAAATTACTGATATTAATATAACAAGTTTTGGTGATGGATATTCTGATACTGAACCTCCACAAGTCTTTATTGCAAGTCCAAAAGCAGCAGCAGCGTCTTGTGATGTTGGATTTCAAGAAGTAACTGGTTTTACAGTTCATTCACACGGTTCTGAATATCAACCATCACAATTTAAAAATTGTAAGAGAGGAGTTTCTGGTGTTTCTTCATATGATATTAGAGGAAATCAAGTATTTACTAATGAAGCACAAAGTATTCAATCTTCACACGAAGTTGGAACTTCTATAGAAAATCTTGATTCTTTATTTGCAAAAACACTATATGAGCGTTTTGTAAACCAATTTTTACCTGATGCTGAAATTGATTACACTACAATCAATGCTCCACAGATTATTAAGACAATTCAAGACTTTTATGTCTCTAAAGGTACAAAAACTGCTACAGAATACTTATTTAAAATATTATTCTCTGAAAATGTTGATGTTTCATATCCAAAAGATGAATTAATCAAACCATCTGCTGCAACTTGGTCTGTTGACACCATTATTCGTGTTGAGTTGATAAGTGGTAGTCCAGTTGATATTTTAGACTCCCAATTATTCCAATTTGCCGATGCTGTAGATACAACTGTTGGAAATGCTGTATGTTTGGTTGAAAACGTTATTGCAATCAATACTGGTGATAGAACAATCTATGAATTATCAATATCTGAAGAAACTTTAGAAGGTAAGTTCTCAATACCTTATAAAACTACACTTGTAGAACCAATATCAACAACTGAATCGATTATAACTGTTGACTCTACTATTGGTTGGCCAGAAAGAAACGGTATCATTATTATGGGTGATAGTGAAAGAATACAGTACAAAGAAAAATCACTAAACCAGTTTATTGAGTGTACACGTTCTAAAAACGGTGTTGTAGAAGATTGGGATTCTGGTACTCCAATTTACTCTGATATTTTCTGTTATATCAATAGAGGACAAGATACTGAAGTAAAATTACGTGTTCTTGGTATTGCTGAAGCAACAGGAACAGTTCTTACTGATACTGGTTCATATTATCTACCTAGTGACAAATTAAACGTAGCATCTCTTGGTTCTTCATCTACAGATCAGAGAGTTACATCTTGGTTGTATAATGTTAAAAAATTAATTTCTGTAAATAATATTGAACCAGGTGGTCTTAATAACCAGACTGCAACTGTTTACACTACAAATAATCACGGTCTTCTTGTTGGTGACTCTGTAACAATCTATGGTGCAAACCCAACAGTGTTTAACGGTACATTTGCTGTAACTTCTCGTATTAGTGGTACCGTATTTTCATATCAAATATCTGCTCCTGCACCTAATGCACCTCAAGGTAACATTTTGATGTCTGTTGACCTTAATAAAGGTAAATCAGACGAAGAATCAATTAATAACTCTATCGCACAATTTACAACCAATGTACAAAATACATTCTTCAACTCAAATTACTCTTATATTGCTACAACAGGTATTCCAAACTATAAAGTTGGTCCGTTCATTGGGTCTGCTCTACTCCCAGGAAACCAAAGAAAGTTAAGTAGATTTCCTAGAATTGTTGATACTGTATCACGTCGTGATGATTTATCATTTGGTCCTATTGGATGTTGGGTAAATGGTGTTGCTGTTTGGTCTTATAAGTCTCAAATTAAGACAAAATTTGGTGGAATTACCAGTTTTGACATTATAGATGCAGGTTCTGGATATGACGCTGCTTCTAAACCATTAATCGAAATAACTGGTGGTGGTGGAACTGGTGCTGCTGCTAGTGTTGTTGTAAATGGTTCTTTATTTAATGTTGATGTAACAGCAGGTGGTTCTGGATATACCTCATCACCATTAGTTTCTATTGTTGGTGGAGGTGGATTTGGTGCTACTGCAACTGCTGTTATTACAAATGGAGTTGTAAGTAAAGTTCTTGTTGAAACACCTGGTCAAGGATACACCTCAGCACCTACTGTAAGCATCTCAGGAGGCAATGGAACAGGTGCAACTGCTACTGCCGAGGTAAGAGGTCCTATTCAATCTATTAGTGTAGATACAGCAGGATCAAGTTATACAACTGCACCTAATATTAAATTAAATTCTGGTGAAGGTGCTGTTGCACAACCAATTATAATTAATGGACGTATTGTATCAATCGCTATTATTAACTCAGGTAGTGGATATACATCTCCTCCTAATGTAATTATTAACGGTGATGGTTACGGTGCTATCGCAAAAGCAACTATAGGAACATTTGGTGAAGATAAAGGACGTGTTTTAAGTATTAGTGTTGAAAATAGAGGTATAGGATATTCAACTGGTCTTACAACTATTCGTTGTGAATCTATTGGTCAAGGTGCATCATTTACTGCAAATGTATTTGAGTGGACACAAAATTTAGAAACTGAGTTGTCAGGATTGACAGATCCTTCTCGTGGTTATGTTTTTGCAGGATATAACACACAGTATGGTGGTGAATATGCACATTTATCAGATCCTAAACAATTACGTTATGTTCTTGGTGATAATGTATTTAAAGATCCATCATCAGGTAATCTTAGAGAACTTTCAGCAGGACTGAGACACTCTCCTATTATTGGATGGGCATTTGATGGAAACCCAATATACGGACCATATGGTTACATTGATGCTGCTGATCAATCATCTGGTATTAAGAGATGTGTATCATCTTATAGAATCAAACCAATACTAGAATTTGATACTGCAACTAACCCAAATCCAATTCGTACTGATGGACCGTTATTATCAGATAAACCCGCAGGAACTTACATAGAAGATTATGAGTATGTGTTCCAAGCAGGTGATTTAGATCAATATAATGGTAGATATTGTAAGACACCTGAATATCCTGAAGGTACATATGCTTACTTTGTTTCTATTGACGCATCAGAAGCAGGTTTACCTGTATTCCCATATGTATGTGGACCACAGTTATATTCAAGACCTGACGAGTGGAACTACAGTCAAGATGCTGTACAAACAAATATTCCAGGTGATGTTGTTAGATTCCGTGATCCTTACGAAGATGTTGATATTGATATTGAACGTACACCTAACCAAGATACAGATACTCTTGTAACTGAAATAGGTGATGAGTTTATTTTTGAAATAGAAGATACTAACAGAGACGGTGTTATATCAACAGAAGAACAAAACGAATTAAATTATATCTCAGAAGAACCTGTACTACAATTATTTGATTACTACCCTAGTGTATCTACTAGATCACAAGTTGATATTGAGATTGATACTACTACCAAGTTTGAAGATGCTAAAATTAGTGGATTTGTAGTTGAAAACCCAGGTATATCATATAAAGTTAATGATAAATTATTTTTTGACGATACAGGGACTGGTGGATATGGTGCATCTGCTAAAGTTAACGCTGTACAAGGTATTAGTGTTAGTCAGTACACCTCATCTTTGGTTAATGATTCACCATTAGCAAAAATTACAACTTCTGGTGAACACGATCTAAGAGTTAATGATGAGATTATTGTTGATAGTATTCCAATTATTGATCAAACAAACAAAACTTACAGAGTAAAAGTCGTATCTGGTGTTGAAACAGTAGATATTAGTCAACAAGGTCTTGGATATAATGATGATATTCCACCAACTTACGAAATTGTTACAGGAACTGGTCAAGATTTTAAATTAGAACTTGTACAACTAGAATCTGGTGCTGTTAATACAGTTAATATTATTAACTCTGGATCACAATATACACCTAGTTCTCCACCAGAAGTTAGAGTAAGTCACCCACAAAGGTATAAAAAAGCAAATTATGCTCTTACATTATTAGATGAAAATAGCAGTATTGAAAAAATAGTAAAAATTAAAGATATTGTTACTGCTGATGATAGAACATTTTACGTTGTTGGTGAAGCAGATGATCTTGATGGAGATTCAGCAGGATTACTTGCAAAATTCAATAGTGATGGTAGATTGTTGTGGACACGTACAATGGCACCACTACAACCTGCTGCGGGAGATAAACGTTGTGTATTTAATAGAATTTATCTTGAAAACACATCACCACATTCTATCTACGTTGTTGGTGAAACAATTCCTAATAGTGTTAACTTAACATATAACCCAGACCTAGTTGTTGCTAAATATACCTCTGGATTTGATGCACAGAACAATCCTACTGCTGTTCCTGTATGGCAACGTGAAATTGCAGGTATTTCTGGTTCTACAAGAAGAGATTACATAACATCTTTAACTATAGATGATAATGGTCAAATATATGTTGGTGGTACAACAGATACTAACTCTCCAAATCCAGATGATATGTGGATTGCTTTATTAGATGAACAGGGTGCTATTAAAGAAAAACGTAAAATATGTACTGCATCAGGATCAGAACAACTAACAGATCTTAAATTTACAAGTAATAACAACTGTATATTTGTCGGTGTTAATGATCCTGCGGGAACTGGTGAAATTATTATTGGTGAAACTAACTATGATAATGTAACTATTAACGTTTCTTGGAGTAGACAGTTTGGTAATACAGGATATAGATTTTCTAATCCTAAAGTTACTATTGATGACTATGGTTCTAGATATGTAACTGCGACTGCATATCAAATTGCTAATACCAAGAATACTGCTGTTTTGTATATGAAGTTTTCACCTAGTGATTACAAAACTCCATCAGTCGTTAAATTACTTGCACCTACTGGCGTATTTGAAGATATACAATCAACTGGAGTAAAATTTGATATATTTGGTAACGTTGATGTTGGTGCATACGTTAAATATGCTTTTAATGATCATAGAGCAATCATATTTAAGGTTTCTTGGAATACAAGTAATATATTGACTGCTGCTTCTGTAAAACAGGTTAGTGGTATTGGTTTCCAACCAACTACAATTAGTAACGATAATTCTGGTGATACTATTATTGCAGGTAATAAAATTGAATCTAATGAATTAGCAATACTTAATTTTGAATCGACTATAACTGGAGATGAAACATATAATAATACTTTAACAGCAGGATGGTCTGTAGACCCTACATTAGATACTTCTAAATGGAAGTATGGTGCACAGTCAGTAAATACAAGTGCTGCTGCAAATAGATTGTCATTAGATTGGGGTGCTGATGTAGCAACAAATTATACAGTTGAAGCGTGGATTGCTATTGGGCAATCACAATACAACGCTCAAAGTTCTACACCAAATATTTTTGATGTTACTCCTACTACAGGTGATAATGCAGTTGTAGAACTAGAAGGTGATGCTACAAGTGCTGATTTTGGTAAAGTTCGTTTAAAGTTAGGTTCTAATATTTACCTATCTACATCCACAACTAACTGGACAACATTTGATAACGAAACATTTATACACGTTGCTCTTGTTAAGTCAACTCCTGGTGTTGGTACTTATGTTTATAAAGTATTCATCAATGGTGTTGAACAAATTGATGTAACAAGTACAACTATAGATACACAACTTAAATCTATACTATTATTTGGTAAATCATCTCCTGTTGTCGCTAGTTCTATTGGTGGTTGGGTAGATAATATTTCCGTATCAAGTATTGCAAAATATAGTGATACATTTACTCCTGCACAAGCAGTTGGTTCTAATAAAACAGTATCTGCTTTCTGCTACAAGTTAGATAGAGAACAAACTAAGACTGGAACATATACATTAAGCACAGTTCAAACTGGTATGCAGATTCAAGTTGCAGCCGCTGTGAACGACTTTACGTTTAATACCCAAGTGATTACTTCTGGGGATTGGGCATTAGGTCCTGCGGGTCTACAAATACTTGATTATGCTGATGTTGTATCAAATAATGTTGAAGGAACTTACTCATTTACATCTACAGATCAAATATATGAGACTAGAACTGCTACTATACCAACACCTCTTGGTAGAAAACTACTTCTAAGCACTACTGTTATTCCTAAATTCTATATTCGTGATGCGGTATATCAGTCTATTGATACTGTAAAAACAGTAACATTTAACCAAACAGCAAACTTTACTAAAGGTTCTATTTTACAACAGTACTCAGTTATTGGTGGACAAGATGTAGTTAGTGCATACGGTACTATTGTAAATGTTCGTGCATCACAAGGGCAGGTTGATATTGGTAATATTATTGGTAATTTTGATACTACTAAGAAATTAAAATCAACTGCAAATGATGTAAACCTTATTAATCAAACATTCTTAGTTGAAACAACTATACCTCAATGGAATACAAACTTCAGTTACACAACTGGAGATGAAGTTTATAATGCAGGTAGAATTTATACAGCAGGTTCTACTGGAGTTTCTGGTGCTACTGCTCCTGTTCATACGATTGGTACAGTAACTGATGGAAATATTAACTGGGTATATACTCGTGATGCAGGTAGTTTTGATATAGATCTTGCAAATACTTCATACTCTGGTGGAACATTAAATCAGTTTAGTTCTTGGAGACCATTTATAGCAGCAGATTATTCAATCAGAATTGAAGCAGTATATGATGGATCAGCATTTATTAAAGGTGATAATATTGATGCTGATGCTGTTGGTCTTTCAGCAACATTTGATGCTACTGGAAAAATAATAACAATAGCAGGTTTAGTTGGAGTTAAGAAATTCCATCTTACATCTAATCTTGATAAAGATATTATTCCAACTGGTGCTTTAGCATTTACAGATTTAGTATTCTGTGTTTCTACAAGTAGACATAATTTTACTCAAAACGAAATTATATTTGTTGAAGGATTTACAACAACTGAATATGGTGGATCATTCTTTATAGAAGAGGTTCTTGATACTAGAAGATTCTTATATCGTTTAAGATCAACTGCTGTACAAAATCCTTCATTTACAAGTTCTACTATTGCAAGTGTTAATATCTACGCTAAACATCCACAATTATTATTTGTTCGTAAACATCAATACATATTTGACCTTGATGATCCATCTAACTTTGGATATTATATGTCATTCTCTAAGGATAATCAATATAAATTGGAATATCCTTTTGTAAACATTGTTAGAGAAGGTATCCCAGGTTTAACTGACCAAACATCACCTAAACCACTTGTTAAGTTTATTGTTGATGAAGATGTTACCAATATTTCATATTACTTTGATCCATCAAGAACTCTCCCAACTAACTCTCCTGTAGGTGAAGCATCATTTATTGACGTTATACAAACTCCTTATAAAGGAACATTTACTATCAATCAGATATTATCAGACACAGAATTTACGTTCCCACTTCTTGTAGAACCAGAAAAAACAACTGCTCCTTTAGGATCAACTGAAACAGGTCTTGCAAGAGCATCTTATAGTACAACTTCTCTAAAAGCGATTGGTCCTATTGCAAGTATCAAACTGGTAAACCCAGGTGGTTTCTATCAGAAATTACCTATTGTTACTGATATATCATCTGACAGAGAAATTGAGAAAATTCGTATCACATCTGGTGGTACAGAATACATTAATGGCATCTATTATAATGTTCCTATTGCAGGAGATGGTGAAGGTGGTCTATGTAATATTACAGTTGCAGATGATGGTGAATTAACAGGTGTTATTACTGCTGTTGAATTAACATCTCCAGGTAAAGGATATACTACTGCATCTATTGACATTGACACTATTCCAGGAATATTAGGATCACTATTACAAGGTTCTGGTGGACAACTTGATGTTGTAATTCCTGCTGAGGGATCTGGTGCATCTGTGTTCTTACAAGGTAATAGTATTGGTAAAATTAAGAAACTTAAGAACAATGAATTTGGTTTTGGTTATTCTCACGACTATACACTAAGACCTGAGATTACATTCCCTGTAAACCTTCAGTTGTTTAATACTGCTATACTTTCTGAAATTAAAGTTACAAATCCTGGTTCTGGTTATACATCAGTTCCTAGAGTTGTTATTGAAGGTGGTGGTGGATCAGGTGCTGATGCAGAAGCGATTGTTAAAAATAACAGATTATCTGAAGTAATAATTAAGAATCCTGGATCTGGATATAGTTCTGAACCTACAGTCACACTTAAGTCAGAATTTAACTATGTTGTAAACCTTGATTTAGGTTATTTACAGTTTAACTTCCCACACGGTATTACAACTGGTGCTGCTATTCAACTTAGAGCAGAAGATTTAGGATCTACAGTTGGTGTTCTACCAAAACCAAGTTCAGCAGGTTTGGTTAGTTTAAGTTCTACAACTACTTACTATGCTATTGCAGGTGAAGCAAATTCACTTGAGGCAGACCAACTTAGAATAGCACTAACACAAGTTGATGCTGAGTCTGGTAACTTTATTACATTTTTAACTCAAGGTGATGGTCGTCAGATTCTTCTTACTGAAGTGTTTGGTGGTCAAGCAACTGCTATTGTACAAACATCTCGTTTCTTAAAAGGAGAACTTGTATATCAAGGTTCATCTCTAGAAACTGCTACTGCAACAGGTTACGTTTCAGAAAATGAGGGTTGGCAAATTGGTCCTCGTATATTAAAACTTGAGAATTATAATGGAACTTGGACTGTTGGAGAACGTGTAACTGCACAAGTATCTCGTGCATCTGGTTTAATTGATAACTTATCTATTGCTCGTGGTACATTGAACATTGACTCAATGACAACCACTACTGGTCAGTTTATTGATGACGTTGGTAAACCATCTGAAATTGTACAGAAGATTCAAGACTCTTATTTCTATCAAAACTTCTCTTACGTTATTAAATCACAAACTCCTATTAACGAATGGAGAAAGAGTATTCTTGAAACCAATCATCCTGTTGGATTTAATATGTTTGGTGAATTATCACTTGCAGCAGGTAAAGATATATCAGGAAGAAAGGTTGTATCTGATCTTGTTAAAGAAGTTAATATCTTTAGTGCTACTAATATTAATCAGATTACATCTTTTGCTAACTCACAACCAATATATACCGAGTTTAATAATACTGAAGTATTATTCAGACAAAGAAGACTTACTAACTCTGAAGAAATCTTAACTTCTATTGTTAAAAAACTTGATAATATTGACAATGATTTTAATGGTGTTAAGACACAATTTGCATTGAATGTAGAAGGTGACTCTGTAACTGCAACTGATGATCAATTATTGATTCTTATTAACGGTGTTGCTCAGTCACCTGGAACTGCATTCACAACATCTGGTCCATCTGTCGTATTTTCTGAACCACCTAAAGCACCTTCAAGAATTAAATTTAGAAATCTTACATTCTCTCAAATTAACATTATAAGATATACATTTAGTTCAACATCTGGTATTTTCCCACTAACAGGTAAACCTATAAGGTCTTTACAGAACGAAGGAACTGCAACTGTTATTGATAGTGGTGTAGATTATATTGATGTTATTGATGTAGAAGGTACTTTCCAGATTGGTGATAATGTTTTAGCGTCATCTAGTGGATTTGATGGTGTATTAAGTGCTGTAAATGGTTTAACTAGCAAAACAATTTACGAACAAGGTGAAAGAATAACAAATTTACAAGGTGATTTTGCAATTATTGAAGAAAATAACCTTAGAGATGGTGTTGTAGACGCTAGATTAGTAGTTTCTCGTACATCTGGTACATCTGAATTTGAAACTGGTGACTTTAATATCAAATTTAACGATACAATATACTCTGCTGCATCTAAAATTGCTGCAAGAGTTACTGTAATTGCACCATATACAGACGATTCATCTCAACAAATCATTGATACCGTTGATTTATCACCTCCATCAACATTTTTTGGTCTTATTTTCCAACGTGTTCCTTCTATTACCTATCCAAATACCATATTAGACAATATTTCTGAGACAGTTATCAATCCAGAAGAACTATATGAAGAGGGAACTGCTAATAACCAAGACTTCTTAGACTTTGAAGAGGTAAGAAACCAAGAAATTAGATATAATTACTTGTCAGGATCACAATTTACAGCAGGTGACTCAATACGTAACAAACAAATCTACTATGATAACGCTTCATTAGTAGGTGTAGACGATCAACGTTCATTTGATGCTGCTGTATTGATAAGAAAGAATGCTAGATTCATTGCTGAAGAAGCAGTTGGATTGATGAAAGCATTTTATCCATCATTTACAGTCCCATCATTAGGTGGAGACAGAGATTGTGAAGATGATATTGTAGATATTCTAAACATAGTTGCATATCAATTAGAAGTTGATGGTAACTCAGAGATCTGGGATGCTGCTAGTACATATGTACAGGGTAATGCAATCTATCACGTTGATGGTGAGGTAGCACAAACAATATACGCATTTAACAAAGCACGTGACTTAGCAATACAGTGTATCCGTAATGAAACTATTAGTACAAATACAACTAATCTACCTCAATATAGAGATCCTACTATCACAGAAGAGTTTGCTGTTATAAGCAACAGTCACGGTGATGCAAGAGATCTAATTCTTGCTAATAAATGGTTTATTGCATATGAAGCATTACATTATGCTAAGACACAAAATCCAGGATATAACGTATCGGGTGGAGATGTTCATTGCTTATCTGATATTGTTGATGTTCTTGAAGCAATGGTTTATAACTTGGCACACGGTGGTAATAACTTTGTATATAAAGCAACTAAGAAAACTCTACAGTATGGTGTAACATCTGGTGATAGAGATACTATTGTAAATGCTTTTACTAAGGCAAGAGATATTGCCATTGAGGTAATGAGAAACAATACTTGGACTAAAGCAGGATCTCATAACTGGGATCAAGTAAAAGATCTAACAATAACTGCTGATACTGCAAATCCAACTTGTCAAGCAGTTGCATCAGCAATTACTACATTAATGAATATTTTGATTACTAATCTTGGATCAACTGCATCTCCAGGAACAGTAGCAGCATTTGAAGCAGCAGTAACTGAGACTGCACCTTCTGGAGCATATGCAGGATATACTAATAGTTGTGTTAATCAGGCAAATGCTATAACATCCTATATGAGAATCATTACTGATACTCTACAGGATCCTACAGGTGGCACTCCTGCAACATATCAGTGGTCTATTACTAATGTACCTCGTGTTCTTCCTCCTTATGCTTTTGTAGATGGAGAAACTTTACGTTGTGCTAAACACGCTTATAGAGATAAATCATCTGGTGGATTCTTTGTATTTGGTGATACTGTAAGAGCAGTTACATCAGGTGCAACATATGATGTTATTGGATCTAATGCAGGTAACAAGTGGATCTTCTCTAAACAGATTAGTGGTGTATTACAAGCAGGTGAGTATATAACCAACTCTAAACTTACATATGCAAACGTATCTCAAGATAAATTAACATTTAAAACTGATTCTGGTTCACTTAGATTTACTGGATCTGGTTCATATGCTACTTTCCCATCAAGTAATGCTGTATTATTTGGTGATGGAGCAGATGCTGCTACTGGTGACTATACAATGGAATTATGGATACGTCCTGCTTCTGTTACTGGCACACAGAGACTTATTGATCTTAGAGAGTCATCTTCTGACACTAAGTTAGGTATATTAATGTCTGGTCAATCACTTCGCTTATCTATAGGTGCTAGTGATGTAATTACTGTTAGTTCTGCTATTACTACAATTAATAACTGGTATCATATTGCAGTATCTCGTTCTACAAGTGTTACTAAACTGTTTGTAAATGGTCAGCAGATGGGTACATACACTGATACAAATAATTATAATGCAAATAGTAAGATTACTGTTGGTGCAGGATGGAACAATGGTAATCCTTTCAATGGTTGGATTGACAATCTTGTAATCCGCAAAGGAATTTCCCAGTACAATAGTAGTTTTACTCCCCCTATTATCTTTAATGATAGTACAAATGTATCATTCGCACTTCTTGGTGAAGCACCATTCCCTATGGAACAGAGTGCAGTATATGCAACATACGTTAATCATATAATATCTACTGCTACTGCTGATGAAGTTGAGCTATGGCGTTCTGAAATAACAACAGAGGGTGTTGATCTTAGTCGTGAACAATATAGAATATGTGCTGAAGTTATACGTAAAAATATTGACTATATTGCTGAAGAGGCAGTTGGTCGTCTTAAATACAGATACCCAGAATTTGTCATCCCTGGTGATGGTGGTATGAGTGGTTATGGATCTAATGTTTGTTTACGTGATACTAAATCATATATCATACCCGCTATCATTGATGATTTAATTGCAGGTGGTAACTTCCAAACAACTATCGTTGGTCGTGCTTATATTGAAGGATCAGGTTCTTTACAACATATTGGTGGTGAGCAATTACAATCAATCTATACTTGGAGAGAAGTTGCAAAACTTTGTATTGATGTAATTACATTAGATGAAACAAATTTAGAAGGATCTTATTCAACTAAGGTTCGTGTTCCTAATTATTTTGCATCTCCTGCATCTTCACAGATACAAACTGATATTATGACTCTTGTAGATGATCTATTAGATGTTATAGGTCCTACAGGTCACAGATTTAGAGATGGTGCTGATTTAATTTACTTTAATAGAAAAGCAATCGCTGATGAGTCAGTATTTTATATTGAAAACAAATATCAAGTACAAGTTGGTTTCTCAACAGTAAATAAACTAACAATACCTAATAGAGCAAAATGTGTAAGAGATATTAGAGATCATATACTTCCTGCTATTGCAGGTGACTTGATCACTGGTGGTAACTTTGAAACACAAGCAATGATTGATAGTTATCTCGATAATGAAACTAATATCAATTATATTGAAGATGAATTGCTTGCAATGATTGATGCTATTGAATATGCTAAGAAGTTAGCACAAAAAGCAATACAAGGTTTATTAATTGGTAGAAATGAGAACCCTGCTCAAGTTGCTGCTGATTTCTCTGATTACTATCAGATGTTATACACAGATGAGTCTGTTTATCGTGACGATACTATTACAATAGATCCTAAAGCATATACTGGATCTGATAGAGATCTTGACGCTGCAAATCTTTTACAGCAAAATGCTAAGACCATTGCAGGTGAAGCAGTTGATATTCTAACTAAAACATCGTTTGCACAATCTAAGAAGTTTAGAGTTCCAGGTGGTAAAGTTAACTGTGAAGATGATATTATTGACATCATCGAATCTGTAGCACACGATTTACGTTTTGGTGGTAACAGCGAGACATATGATGCTGCTGCTTTATACTTAAATACTGATTTAGCATTAAGTCACGTAACTAATCAATCTGATGAGACAATCTATGCGTTTAAGTTAGCAAGAGATATGTCAATCCTAACCATCAGAAACCGTTTAGGGTTTACTCCCTATGAGAGTGAGGCAGCAACAGGTGGATTAGGACAAGCAATAGCAAGACCTGATTACTATAATAATGCTACAACCAATGGTTACTATGATGCTGCAAATGAAATTGAAAATAATATAAGATTTATCGCTACAACTGCTGTTGGTCGTGGTATGTCTCAGTATCCTAATTTGGCATTCTCTGGTGGTTATAATTATCAGTCTTGTGTTGATGACGTTGTAGATTTACTTGAAGCATTAGTATTCAACTTAAAGCACGGTGGTAACAACCGTATGTGGTATTCAAGTGAGTTCTATATTACAGTTGGAAATGCTATACAGCATATTAGTAACCAAGCAGCAGAAGTTAAATATATCTTTGAACAAGCAAGAGATATTGCAATACAAATAATGAGACAGCAAATTGTTACAATTAATGGTGTAACAGAAGGAAGTGCAATATATGATTCTAGTATTACTATTGATGGTACTAATACAACAGTTGGTAACTTAACTCCAACAAATGTAGAGTACTTCCCAACTACAGGTAATTTAAGACTTACTGTTAATGGTCATAACTTAACTACAAGTGACAGTATTCAACTTGCTCCAAACTCATTAACATTTACTTGTGATTTTGATGGTAATGCAACAAACCATACATATCCAAGACCATTAGATCCTTCTAGCGGTGCTTTATTACCAGTTACAGCATTTACTACAAATACATTTACTGTAAATGTAGGAACTACTGCTAACGGAACTCACGATGTTACTGATGCAATATATGAAGAAGCAACTGGTAATCTATTCTTAGATATTGGTACAAATAATCTTAATGTTGGAAGACATATTAAGTTCTCTCAAGATTATGCAATAACATTTACTTGCACAAAAGATGGTAATACTACTAACCACGCATATCCTCGTCCTACTGACTATGCTAGTGGTAAATCATTAGAAGTTTTAGAAATTACTGATTCTGCATTTACAGCAACAGGAGCAACATATTCACCTACTACTGGTGCTATGACTCTAACTGTTCCTCAACACGGATTTAGTAATGGTGATCAGATAAGACTTGTTAACAATTCATTGAACTTCACTTGTACAATGGATAACAACTATAGTGTACATTCTTATCCTCGTGCTAGTGATCCTGCATCAAACCAGTATCTAACAATTAGTAATGTTGCTACAAATACTTTTGATGTAAACGTTGGTTCTACAAACACTTTAAATTATACTCCATCAAATGTTGTTTACAGTCCTACTACAGGAGATATGGTTATCACAATAGGTAATCATAGTCTTGTTCCTGGATCACACATTAAGATTGCTGATAATTCATTAATATTTACTTGTTTAGAAGATAATAATGCTACTGAGCATTCATATCCTAGAACAACAACTACAATACATCAGAGCACTGCTGCTGTATATGAACCTTCTACAGGTATGATGCAGTTGACTGTTCCTCAACACGGATTTAGTAATGGTGATCAAATTAAGATTGCAACTGATTCTCTAACATTTACTTGTGGTCAAGATAATAATCAAACAAATCATACATATCCACGTGCTACTGACCCTGCTGCTAATTCTTGGTTAGAAATTTCAGATGTAACTGCAAATACATTTAAAGTTCAAGTCTTATTATCTACTGGAATACCTTCAACAAACACAACACCACACACATATGTTTCTTCTGCTACAAATAATATTACTTGGAAGAAAGATAGAGCATATGATGTTCCTTTAGAAGTAAAAGCAGTTGGTCTAACAACTATTACAGTTAATGTTTTAGCATCTGGAAGAATCCCATCTACTAACGTAACTACTCATACATTTGTAAATGCTGCAACAAATGCAATAAGTGCAGGTGGAAATTACACTCATACATTTATATCTGCTGCATCTGGAGGTGTTAGATTCAAAGATGGACGTATCAAGGTTAATGTAAACCCTGCACCTACAAACGAACAATATCCACATACATTTGTAAGTGCTGTTTCTGGTGCTGTATCTTATGGTGGTAATCATCCTCATAACTTTGTAAGTGCTAATACTAATGCTATAACCTTTATTATTGGTGGTGGTGGAGTTCGTTGTGTAAATGAAGCAGCGTCTATAACAACATTGATGGGTATTCCTATCAATCTATTTGATAGTAGTAATACAAGTAATCCTACATCATATCTAACTGGAATTACGAGAACATTACCACTCGAATGGCCACTTACAGGTGAACGTGCTATTAGACGTGACGTTTCTATAACTTACGATTCAGCAGGTAACGGAAACTGCACCACACAGAGTTCAGCGATTAATACCCTTTGGGAGATACTTATTAATACTGTTGATACTGCTGCTCAAGGAAATGGTAGTCATCTTGCAACTATAACCAGAACTGCACCTGTCACTAACAACACCGTATATAAAGGTGGAACTTGTTACGATGTTACATCTGCTGCACACGTACTATTCAAGACACTTCTTCACGGTCTTGGAAGTGGTACAGAGATGTATAAACAATCTGCAAGATTATTAATATACAATGACACATATACTAGATTAGAATCATATGAGAAAACTTTAAGTCAATATCCTGGATATGCAGGAGATGCTTCGTTTGCTGAACCAATACAGAAAGCGATTGTATATGACTTCATTACAAATGGTAATGCTAGGACTTTACAATTAGTTAACTCTTGGTTTGATGCTGATGGTAATTTTGTAGCATACCCAACACTCTTTAGAACTCGTCTTCTTTATCACGCAAGAATGATTAAAGAGTTGATGGATCATATCTTAAAAGGAACTGCACCTGATCCTGGTGTAAATGCTAACCAACCTCTTTATTCACTTGATGGAACTAATCCTGATAGAGAATTACGTCCTACTGCGACTGCATCTCATAAGTTACATCAATTATTCCACTTAATATTAACTGCATTACAATACTCACAATTCCCAACAACATACCTAAGAACACAATTTGACGCAGGTGTTGCTGTTTATGATGGAGTTATTAATGTTGCTAATAACTTTGAACCATATGATAGAGTTGCTTATATTGTTCTAGGATCTAATATTCCAGAACTTGATGGAACAACCTATTATGTACATCCTAATTCAACATCTAATAAGATAGTTCTTACAGAATATATTGATGGAGAACCAATATATCTAAGTCCAGGTCTAGCATCACAGTTACATACACTCGCTGTTGAAGTAGATCCAGGTGTAGATCGTGTACCTACAACTTATGGAGTACGTGATGTACCAACACCAATCAAAGCAGGATTTAACCTTGCTGATGTTATCTACGGTGGAACATCTGATGCTACTGCACAGATAGTTCGTATGGAAGATAATTTAGCAGATATTATGTATCAGGCAAAATATATGACCTGTAATACATTCTCTGCACAAGGTGGTGGAACTGGAATCAAGATTCAGAATGGTGAGATGGTTGTTGTTCAAGGTGCTACATCAAACACTGGTAAAGTTCTTGCTACTGATAACGAAACATATATTAAGTTAATTGATTACAATGGAACATTTACAGCAGGTGATACTATAGAAGGTGTTACATCTGGTGGTACTTGTACATTTGTTGATGAGCACGATAGAATTCTTGTTAACTTCCGTCAGGGTGAATTTATTGCAACTGATAAGTTCTTCTCTACAGATACTGGATCTAAAGCGACTGCTTTAATTGTTAGAAACAATAACGGTGCACTAATTGATAATCAGAGTGGTAGAATCACTTACGACATCTCCACAGTAACTGGAGAGTTTAAACCCCAAGATGTTATCTATGGATCTGTTACTGACCAAATTATTGAAATAGAATCTTTTGTTACTCTACCTAATTTTGGTGAGTATGTACACGGTAGACAAATTACAAGACTTACATATGCTCAGTTAATTACTGATACAGGTGTTAGTGATACATTTAATGTTGGTGACGTATTACAGGTTCAATCTGGTGGTATTAGTATTGGTTGGACGGTAACAGTTACTGAAATAGACACAAATAATAATTACGTATTTGTTGCAAATGAAACTGGAACTCCCGAAGGTGTAACTATTTCTGATATTGCAAGTAATTCACAATATCAACTTGCTAAAGTACCAGTTGGAACTCTATTCCCATCCGTATATACACAAGTTGCTAATGTTACAATAACAGATACAACAGCATACGGTAAGATTGCTAAGATTACACAGTTTGGTACTCGTGCTGTTCTACACTTAGAAGGAACAAGTGGAACATTCCAGAAGAACTCACAAATTATTGGAGACAATAGTTTCAAAGGTGCTTGTTCATCTGCTAGATTCTTAAGAGGTAGAGTACGCAGATTCTTTAGAGGATTTGATGGTGTACAAAAGGCATTCAAACTAACTCAAGGAAATGGTACACAATACTTCCCAGATCCCGCAGGACATATGATGATCTTTGTGAATGGTATCTTACAACCACCTGGTGCTGACTACGCATTCACTGCATTCTCAGATAATATACAGTTTACTGAAGCACCTGCTATAGGATCAACTTTCCACGGTGTATATAAAGGTAAGTTAAGACAATTAGATGATATATCATTCGACTTTGATTCATTACGTAACTCATTCAACTTAAAGTTAAATGGAGTGTTCTACTCATTGACTCTAACTGATGGTGTACAGTCAAATACAATTTTACCTGAGAACAATATTATTTGTCAGTTAAATGGTGTTATACAGGAACCTGGAATTGGTTTTGAAATTGTTGGTTCTAGAATTATATTCTCTGAAGTTCCTCGTGCAGGTTCAACCTTCGTTGCATTCTCTTATGTTGGTTCTGATGTTGACGTTATTGCAGCAACAGTTGTGCCACCTATTGAAGCAGGTGATGAACTTATTATTGATGGTGAGGAGGAAACAAGAACAGTTGCTCTTATTGAATCATCTAACTCTCTAATTACATTCGAGTATGGTGGAGCAGTTAAAGGACGTAATGCTTCTGCACTTGCTGAAATTGAAAAAGGACGTATTACTAATGCAGTATTAACAAACTCTGGTGATGGTTATAATACAAGACCACAAGTTGATGTTATATCTTCAACAGGATTTGGTGGACGTATTAAGGCACTTGTTGGTGTAGCAAGAATTGATGTTAAGAACGCAGGTCAAGGATATTCATTACCTTCTATTATTGCAAATACAACTGTTGCAGATGATTTCTTAGGACCTACAGGACCTGCATTAAATGGTGGTATTGATATTTACGATCCTAACTTCATACCTGTAACAGGTGGTACTGGAGTCATAGAGAACTTTATAACAATAACTGAATCACCTAGAAATATTACTGTTAACCAAGGTCAGACTGCTACATTCCAAGTTGCAGCAAAAGTAACAATATCTAATGTTGTTGCTTATCAAATTACTGTTGCTGATAAGTCTGTTAACCATCCTTACTATAGTCAAGGATCTGGAAAAGGTTATAACTTTACTGGTGGTCAATTCAATTCAAATGCTGAAGCACCAACACTTGTATTTGTTCGTGGAGCAACATATCAGTTTAATCAAAACGATGTTACCAATGCTACTCACGCACTTTACTTTAGTGAAGATGCTACTGCTTATGGTGGTAATAGTAGATATGAGACTGGTGTTGTATATCGTCTTAATGGTAATCAAGTTGCAGACTACGCAACATATGTTGCAGGATTTAATGCTGCTACAACACGTAGTGTTAGTATTACAGTCGCTGCTGATGCTCCTGCCACTCTTAATTACGTATGTGGTAATCATCAGTATATGGGTTCAGCAATTAATGTTAACAACGGAACTCTTTCATATCAGTGGCAGAAGAAAGATTATGGAACATCAAGTTGGAACAATATCACTGGAGCGATTAGTTCTACATATACAACTGCTGCTACTACACAGGCAGATACAAATGATGAATATCGTGTTGGTATCACATCTAACGGTGCGGTTCCTGTTCTATCAACTGCTTCTGTTCTTACCGTTAATATCGGTGCAACAACACTTAGTTCCTTCACACCTACTCAAATCTTTGATGACGACTAAATACTCCTATGGCAGCAAACGGATCCTATAATAGTAGCAATAATGTCCTAACAGTAACTGGCGATGGTTTGCCAACTCCAGTTAACTCAGGAACTTTTCCTAATGCTAACAACTCAAACACAATAACATCATATGCTTTTAACCACAACTTTGTTTACAGAGGTGGATCAAACACGTCTGATTCTGGGATTGTCGGTTTGGGTGCTATTGGTATTGCTGCAAACGGTGTCGTCTTCTTTAATCCTAGTGCAGGAACTGATGGGTCGCCCCCGTCAGGATTTTCCTACGTGGCAGCGGGTATTGGTTCTGCTGTTAATTATGGAGAAGATAGTTGTGGTGGGTATCCTGAGTCAAGTGGTCAGTACCGTTATAACGACAGCGACTTCATAGATTGTTGGAATGTCAATCAAGTGATGGCAGGATACAATGATTACTATGGTTCATCTCAATATAATGGTGATAATATTAGACACCCTGATGGTCATTCTAAAATAATAGGTTATAGTTTTGATGGTTATCCTGTGTATGGTCCTTACGGATATACTGATGCTAATGATAACACTACACCTGTAATCAGAATGTCTTCTGGATGGACAGTGAGAGTCCAAGAAGCACCTGGAAGACCTGTATATGATACAACATACCCCGCAGGTGTGTTTATGGAAGATTATGAATATACTGGCGGAACAGGTAAGTTAGACACACATAATGGTAGACATTGTGTAACACCTGAGTATCCTAGTGGTACTTTTGCATACTTTCTTACCGAAGATAATTCTGGAAATCCAGTATTCCCTTTTATGATGGGTTTGACCTCGAAAGAGGCAATGGTAGTACCTGCCAATGATGGTTTTACACAAACTGCACCACCTACTGATGATGGTGGCGATACTCCCGATCAACCCCCTACTCTTGTAATTACAAGTCAACCAACAAACGCTACTGTTCAAAGTGGAAGTCTTCAACAGTTTAGTGTGTTAGCAGAAATACAACCACAAAATGATACTATTGCGTATCAGTGGCAAGTATCAACAGATGGTGGATTTGCTTGGTCTAACTTAACTGGTGATACATCAGCAACGCTGAATGTAAACGCTCAACCATTTATGACAGGTTATCGTTATAGATGTGTGTTAACTGGTCCAGTTGGTGCATCTACTCAAGCAGAAAACTCACCCTTAATAAGTAATTTAGCGATCCTTACCGTAACAGGTACTGGAACGTCTATAGACTATGCCAGTATCCTCAAATTTGACAGTGCTATTGGTAAATATGATATGACTCCAGTTAATTTTGATAGGGATAATAACAACCCTGATTTTACTATACAGAATTTTACACTGGATAATTCGACAACTTCCTTCGATATGACATAAATAAAACTGTAGAAAAACCCCCCTACTATGGCTAAGCAGAATGTAAACGTCGGTGTATCGGCAAATGATGGTACAGGAGATACCCTCAGAGACGGTGCTATAAAACTTAATAACGTAATTAACGAATTATACACCCAACTTGGTGATAATACTAATTTACAAGTTAGTATTGGATCACCATCAACAAACCAAGTCCTTAAATGGAATGGAACAGTATTTACAGAAGGAGATCTGGCATCATCTAATTTGACTGATGTTGACTTGACTGGTATCGGTAATGGTCAAGTATTAAAATGGAATACAGCAAACTCAAGATTCCAACCTGGTGATGATTTACAAGGTAGTGGTGGCGGTGGGGGCAGTGCCATTACTAACTTGACTAACAATGGTTCTAATAACGTTGTTATCTCAACTCATTTTCTACCAAACACCGACAACACATATGACTTAGGTAGTAACTCACTTAAGTTTAGGGATTTATATCTATCCAGTTCTACTATTTGGATGGATGATACAGGTATTTCTATAGGAACTGACCAAGAAATTACTCGTAGAAAGAGAAAAGGGCATACTGTTCATAGTATAGACACAGGTGCTACTCGTACTATCACATCTAAATTAGCATCAGAAAACTCTACAGAAGAAGAAAGTCTTCGTTTACGTTTTAATGCGATGAAAGTGGGAACACCTCTAGAAATTGAGGATGTTAATGGTAATAAAATTGAAGCAGCATTTGCATCATTTACTGCTGAAGCAGGTGCTACTCGTGGTACTGTTACAGTTAGTGCTACAGGAACTGCTAACCAAACACAAGAACTAGCAGTATCTGGTGATGTTAAGATTTCATCTAAGAATAAATTAATTACTGAACAAGAAGATGGTGCTGTAGATCTTGGTACACAGAAACTAAAGTTTGGTTTTGGTGAATTAACATTTGATACTGATGGTATTCTTGAACTTCCTGCTTCAAGTTCTATCCGTTTTGGTACTACAGGTTCTGCTAAAGAACTTAAGTTTGACGGAAACAACAACTTAGATTTACCTACAGGAACAGATATTCGTTTTGGTGGTGATGCCACTAAGTCTATTAAGTTTGATGGATCTGGTAATTTAGAAGTTCCAGAAAACGCTGAGATAAGATTTGGTAGTGGTGGTACTAAAAAATTATCACTTGATGCAAGTAATAATTTAGAATTACCAGATGGTGCTGAAATTAAAATAGGTACTAAGAGATTAAAACTTGATACTAATGGTGAACTACAAGTTGCTAATGATGGTTCAACTTTTGAAGACGTTGATAGAGGATTCAAACGTCAAGGTTCTAGTGCACCTGCGGGAGCAAGTGTTATTAAAGGATATAATAATGCAACTGTATATAAACCATCTCCAACACTTTTATATTCATTCAGTGCAGTTGGACAATCAAACTATACAGTTAATGGACCTGGATTACCATCTGGAGGATCAACAGATCCTACTATAATTCTTTATCGTGGATTTACATATGATTTCAATAATACTACTGGATCATCTCATCCACTAAGAATACAGTCTACAACTGGACTTTCAGGAACTCCTTATACTACAGGTCTAAGTGGATCACAAACTGCTATGCAGTCATTCACAGTTCCTTTTGATGCACCTACAACTTTATATTATCAATGCACAATCCACTCAGATATGAATGGAACTATAGAAATTAGGTAATGACAAGAACAGTCCCAGGATCAGGAGCAGTTATTGAACCCATTTTTAACAGCACGTTCGGTATCAAGGACGTATTTGTTAATGATGGGGGTACTGGTTATGTGGCAGGGGACCCTCCAGAATTAAAAGTTGGAAATTGTGGAACACCATTAAGAGAAGCAATACTTGAACCTGTAATTACTAATGGTCAAATTGCTGCTGTAAAAGTATTAGATCCAGGTGAAGGATATGATCCTCTCAGAATTAAGATAAACACAAGTGGTAATGGTTATGGTGCTGCTGCAAAAGCAATATTATGGAACGAAGATCAATATGCTCCTGATGGAACATTAACTGCACCCGCAGGTTCTCTTCAATACATTCAGATGTTATCGAATGGAGATCAATATTTTAGTGATGCCACAACTGCTGAAATCAATGGTGGAGGTGGTGCAGGTGCTGAACTTAGACCTGTTACTGGATTAGTAACTGGTTTAGCATTAGAAGATACTGGATCTAATTATGAGAATGGTGATATTAATATTATTGTATCTGGTGGAGGTGGACAAGGTGCTACTGGAGTTGCAGACGTAGATGAATTTGGTATTGTTAAAGCAGTAAATATATCAAATGCAGGTGAATATTTTCAAACTCCTCCTGTTATATTACTCAACGGTGGAGGTGGAGGTGGTGCTAGAGCGATCGCTACTGTAGATTTAGGTTCAATAGTTTCTATTGATGTTTTAGATCCTGGTGGTGGTTTCTCATCAGAACCCTCAGTAATTTTTACTAGAAATACTGATTTAATAAAAAGGTCTAGAAACAGACAAGCATTTAATTCATTCTTATATAATATAACTGGTCTTATTAATAATGTAGGTATTTCTGATCAAACAGTATTTGTTGAGACTACTGCACCTTATCCTGGATCAGGAAAAATATTAATTGGAAGTGAAGTTATTAGATATACTGGTAAAACTTCTACATCTTTTATTGGTTGTGACCGTGCTGTTAATTTTAGGTATGATCAAAAAGTAACCTTAGATACTCTTGCTGATGATAATGATGGTGTTAGTCAATATACATTTAATGTAGGTGATCGTGTTATAAGAACATCAGAAAGTTCAAGTAATAAAATTGCTCGTGTATATGACTGGAGACCTGAGATCAATGCACTATATTTGGTATTTGAAGTTGATAAACTAGCATTCATTGATGGTGGATCATCAAATACTTTATCTCAAGTTATTGATTTTGTTGGTGGTGTTGCATCATCTAGTGCTACTGGTGTTGAACCACACGTATTAGTAGATTCTATAGGTGATACTATTATTCAGTTAACAGATCCTATTGGTCTAATACAAGATAAAAAATTTGAAGATGATGATGAATTACAAGGAGCAGGAGATGGTATTCCTGATCTAGTAAATACTAATACAGAATTTGCAAATGCTATCAGTCTTGATGGTGGTATCGCATCATCCCTATATGGTATTGAGGAAACATTAGGTGGACAAAACACTTCATTGTTCCAAGTTGGAGACCAAATGACAGATTCGTCTCTTCCTAATAGATCTCCTACTGTTTCAGTTGCAGGTGCTTTAGGTGATGGAGATGCACACGTTGCAACTATTGAGTTTATTTTCCGTGTTATGAATAACACTAATAATTTTGTTCAAAGTGAAACAATAACAGGAAGTTTGAGTGGAGTAACAGCAACAGTTGAATCTTGGGATGCGACTACAAAAAAACTTATAGTTAAAAATCCAGTTGCAAACTCAGGAAATTATCTTTGGAATAAGAATGAAAATATCACTGGAGGTACGTCAGGTGCCATAGGTGTTATCCAATTTATAAATTATCCATCCTATATCAGAAACGAACCTGACTAAACTACTATAAATAAAAGGAAGGTACATAGTATCCAATGGCATTACTTACCGATCAATTTAGAATTTTCACCGCTGAAAAATTCATCAAATCACTTGAGGGACCAGATTCGACTCAGAGTGACATCGTTGCGGGTGCAAATCGTGACCGTTTGTATGTTTTCATTGGTCGTCCTCAAGAATGGGATAATGAGAATAATCCTCCTACTCCTATAGACTCTTTTCAAGAGTTCTCAGACGCATATGACGATATGATTTCTATGAAGCGTGTACTTGCTAGTGACGCTATTCAAGTTGTACGTCGTATTGACTGGATACCTCCAGAACAAACTACTGGTGGTTTGGGTTATGTTTACGATATGTATCGTAACGACTATTCATCTAGTAAGACTGCTTCTAGTGGTGCTACTAAACTATATGATGCTGATTTCTATGTTGTTAACAGTTCATATCAAGTTTACAAATGTATCTACAATGGAACGTCACCCTCTGATCCGAATGGTAAACCTAGTACGATCGAACCCACTGGCACTTCTACTTCTATTATCACCACTGCTGATGGTTATCGTTGGAAGTATATGTACACCATCCCAGTGGGGCAGGTTCTAAAATTCTTCTCAGCAGATTATATGCCTGTGTTGATTGACACTGCTGTTCAGTCAGACGCTGTAGGAGGAGAGATTGATACTGTTGTTATTCAATCATCTGGATCTGGATATAATAATGGTACATATGAAAACATTCCTCTAAGAGGAGATGGAACTGGTGGACGTATCTCTATCGTTGTAGATGGTGGTCGTATTGTTTCTGCAACAGTTACATCTGGAGGATCTAATTATTCCTTCGGTAAGATCGTTGTTGATGAAGTTAATGGTATTGGTTCTGGTACAGGATCTGGTGGTGCTATTGACGTTATTATTCCACCTAAAGGTGGTCACGGATCTACTCCTTCTATTGAGTTAGGTGGTTTCCGAGTTATGATTAACACCAAATTTACATACTCAGAGGGATCTGGAGATTTCCCTACTGATAACGATTATCGTCGTATTGGATTAACTCTTAATCCATTTAAGTATGGTACTGAAGAATTAGCAGATGCTATTACTTTATCAGCATCTAATGCTGTAATATTTTCTCCAGATTTCACAGGATCATTTAATACTGATGAAATCATAACTCAAACTCGTACTGTGGGTGGACAACAAGTCACTGCCCGTGGTCGTGTAGTTTCTTGGAACTCTATAACTAAAGTTTTGAAATTCTATCAAAACAGAGTTGATGGTATATTCCCTGAGATTACTGGTAACAAAGTTGAGTTTTCTGGTGGTAACACCATAGTTGGTTCGGGTTCTGGTACATCTGTTGACCCTGACATCAACTTTCCTGTAGTTCCTGGTGAAGCAACACGTGTTATAAACAACACAGAATATGATTTAGGTATGTCATTTACATCTGGTTACGCCAAACCAGAAGTGAAAAAGGACTCAGGAAAAGTGATCTACATAGACAATAGGAGAGCAATCTCAAGGGCGGGCGACCAAATTGAAGACATCAAAATCGTTGTAGAGTTCTAAGAAATGCCACAGAATACCAACCTCAATATCAGTCCTTATTACGACGACTTTAGTTCGGATAATAACTTTTATAAAGTTTTATTCCGTCCTGGGTATCCTATACAGGCAAGAGAATTAACCACGCTTCAATCACTGATGCAAAATCAGGTTGAGTCGATGGGAACTCATATGTTCAAGGATGGTGCAATGGTCATCCCTGGACAAATAGGTTATGACTTAGATGCTAAAGCAGTATTGCTACAAGCAAGTTTTTTAGGAACTAACGTAGAATTATATCGTTCACAATTAGAAGGAAGAATAGTTACAGGTTTAACAACTGGTATAAAAGCAAAAGTTATATTCTCTATATCAGCAACAGATTCAGAACGTGGTTATATAACACTTTATCTAAAATATATTACATCTGGTGGAACAGATAGTAACACTAGAACTTTTACTGCTAATGAGCAGTTGGTTTGTGATGCTGAACTTACTTTTGGATCTACTCTAATTGAAGTTGGCACACCTTTTGCACAATTATTACCAACGACTGCAACTGCTGTTGGTTCTACTGCTACTATTGCTAATGGTGTATATTTTATACGTGGATATTTTGTTGATGTAAATGAGCAAACAATTATTCTTGATCAATATACAAACAATCCATCTTACAGAGTTGGTTTAGAAATATTTGAATCTATTGTAACTCCAGAAGATGATCCATCATTGAATGACAATGCTACTGGAACATCAAACTATTCTGCACCTGGTGCACATAGATTTAGAATTCGTTGTTCATTAACTAAAAAAGTTATTGATGATGATACAGATAAAAACTTTGTAGAATTACTTCGTATTAATAATGCAAATGTAGAATCATTTGTAGAAAGAACTCCATATAATGAAATAGCAAGAGAACTTGCTCGTCGTACATTTGACGAGTCAGGTGACTATTCTGTTAGAGCATTTGATTTAAGAGTCAGAGAACATCAGAATGATGGTGAAAACAATGGTGTATATCTTCCAGGAACTTCATCTCGTGGTAACGTAGCATCATCTTCTGCGTATTATGCTTTAGAAGTATCTCCAGGAAAAGCGTACGTCAGAGGATTTGAGATTGAAACCCTAGCACCTACTTTTGTAGATATAGCAAAACCAAGAGAGACAAAAGCATTACAGAACTCAATCATTCCATTTGAACTCGGCAACTATATGCTGATGAATAATGTAAAAGGATCTCCTATTGTAAACGGTAATAATATATCAGCAAACTATCAGGTTCTTGAATTTAGAGACACAGCCCCAGGTGGATCATTGAACGCAGCGGGTGAGATTATAGCATATGCACGTTGTGCTGCATATGAATATCACAATGGAACAAATGTAACATCAAGTTCTACAGTATTTAAAACATATATTTTTGATATTCAACCATTAACTACGGTTCAAATGTCTACTGGTGTAACTGCGGGACAGGGTGCTGTTATTCGTGGTAGAACATCTAGAGCAAAAGCATTTGTTGTTGATGCTTTATCTGGACAAACTGTATTCAAAGTTTATCAAGTATTTGGTACATTCCGTGCAGGAGAAGTTATAGAAAAAGATGGTGTAGAAATAGGTACAATGGATGCTAATTTTGCTTTCCAGATAACAGACGCTAAAGGTGTAACAGGTAGAGATCCAGATACTAACGCTATTATATTTGCAGGTGATTTAGTTCTTGATAATGAACAAACTATTAGTGGTGTTAACTTTAATGTTAATAACACTACCATAACAGGTACAAGTTCAAACTTTGCCCTTGATTTACGTCCAGGAGATGTTCTAACACCAAATGGAACAGATACTTATAGTATTGATAAAATTTATCCTATAAATGCAGGAACTATAACATCACCAATAACAAACTCTCTAACAGCAGCAGGTACTGCAAGTGGTGTAAGTAATGGTGACTATTCATTTTTGGTTCGTCGTAGAGCACAAGTATTTGATAAAGAAACTGCTGATCTTCTTATTGAGATGCCTAAAGATTCTATCAAGAGTATTACTGATGAATCAGCAATAGTTGCAAGAACATTTGATGATATTACTGTCACAGGTTCTAATGACTTTACAATATCTCTACCTGCTGATGAACAATTCCTTTCTTATGATAAAGATCATTATGCTCTAGTAGAACTAGCACCAACAGCAGGTACTTTAATTGATATTGAACCTAATCTAACATTTAACAGCACTGGTACTCCTAGAACATCTTTAACAGTTTCTGGTTTAACAGGTGTTACATCTTGTCGTTTAATTACTTCTGTATCTAAAAACCAAGCAGAGAAGAAGTTGAAGAACGCTACAGAAATGGAAGTGATGAAGATTGAGAAAACAAATATATCTTCTGACGCTCCTAAGTATGGTCTTGCTTATGGTTCATTGTATGGTACAAGAATTGAAGATGAAGAAATATCTCTAGGATCTTCTGATGTTTATAAAGTGCACGCAGTATATGAATCATTAGATGATAATGCTGCTAGAGTTCCTTTCATTACAATGCAGGATGCTACTATCTTCCAGAAAGGTACAATCATTGAGGGTGTAACATCTAAAGCAAAAGCACGTGTTGTAAACTTTAACTCAGTATCTTATGTTTGCCATTTTGTATATGAGAACGATAAGATGTTCCAACTTGGTGAAAGTGTAACTGGTTTCAATGCAAACAATGTTGTAATTACTGGTATTATAAATGACGCTGATGGTTCTATAGACAATGGTAGTAAAAATATAACATCTTCATTCTTCCTTGATACTAACCAACAAGGACATTATTATGATATTTCAAAATTAGTTCGTTTTGCACAATCTACTAAACCATTAAGAAAACTCAAAGTTGTATTCAACAGGTTTGTTCACGAAGCAACTGGTGACTATTTTGCTGCTGAATCTTATGTTGGTGTAGATTATGATGATATTCCTGCATTCCATCAAGATGGTGTAAGCAAGCAACTTAGAGATGTTCTTGATTTCCGTCCAGGTGTAACTCCTGTATTATCAGGATCAGGAACCGTTGGTTCACCATACTTTGTAAACTGTGCATCATTAGATTTCAAAGACCGTAGTTTTGCATCAGGAGGCGTATCTAACAATGCTACTATTATCGATATTCCTAAACCAGAATCTGATTTTCGTTGTGACTATGATTTCTATCTTGGCAGAGTAGATAAAGTATTCTTAACAGATCAACAAGAATTTAAAGTTGTTACAGGTATATCTGGAGAACAGCAAGAGATTCCTGCAAATATTGATAATGCAATGTTACTTGCAACAATGTTCCATAAACCATATGGTTACGGTCCTGAAGATGTAAGTATTGCTCGTGAGAATAATCGTAGATTTACAATGCGTGATATTGGTGCAATCGAGAAACGTGTTGACCAATTAGAATATTATACTTCTCTTAATATGCTTGAGTTAGAAACTAATACACTACCTATTAAAGATAGTGATGGTTTCGATAAATTTAAAAATGGTTTCTTAGTAGATAATTTTACAAGTTTCGATTCTGCTGATACTACTCACGAAGATTTTGGAGTATCATTAGATTTTCAAGAAGGTGTATTACGTCCTTCACATTACACAACTAATGTATCCTTAGAATTTAGTACAACACAATCTACTGGTGTAACTCTTCACGAAACAGGAACAGTAACTAGACCATATACAGAATCTAGATTTATTGTTCAACCATATGCTTCTAGAGTTGAGAATGTAAACCCATTTAACGTGTTTGCATATATTGGTAGATTAGATTTATTCCCATCATCAGATGACTGGGTAGATACACGTCGTGCTCCTGATCTAGTTGTAAATATTGAAGGTGATTTTAATGCTACTATGCTGCGTTTAGGTGCTGATGCTAATAGTGGTTTTGCTCCTACACAATGGAACGCTTGGAGAACTAACTGGTCTGCAACTACAACTGCATCAAACACAGTGTTTATGCGTGGACCTGGTATTAGATTTATTACTACAACCACAACTAATACTACAAGTTCACAAACTAGATCTGGTTTAAGAACTCGTGTTGTTCCTAGAATTGACCGTCAGTCATTAGGTGATCGTACTATTGAAAGAACAGTCGTTCCATTTATCAGATCCAGAAATATTGCATTTAAGATTCAACGTTTAAAACCTAATACAAGATTCTATTCTTTCATTGATAACGTAGATGTAAACTTCTACACATCACCAAAACTTCTTGAAGTTATCAAGAATACTGTTGAAGATATTCGTACTAACGATACACCTTTTGTTGTTGGTGAAACTGTTGTAGGACAGACATCACAATGTCGTTTAAAACTTGTTGATGCTAATAATGGTTTTACTGATGGATTATCACCTTATGATCAAAGTGAATTACCATCATCTTACGCATCTACTACTCCATATCTGAATATTGATACTAAAACAATGTCAGACACAGTTATGGGTACATACTATGGAAACCCATTAGAAGGTGAAATTCTTGTAGGTGCTACATCTGGTGCTCGTGCTGTTGTAAAACCAAAACGTATGGTTTCAAATACTAATGGTGATATGGAAGGAATTATGTGGATTCCTAATCCTGCTGTTAGCACCAACCCACGTTTTGCTACTGGTACTCGTGTTATACGTATGACTACATCACCAACTGACTCTAGAGTTCCTGGTGAAGTTGATTCTGCTGCACAACATAACTACGTTGCTTCTGGTGTTATTGAGACTCAACAACAAACAATTCTTGCAGTTAGAAATGCTGATCTTGTAAGAGATACTGTATCTCAAGATCGTACAGTTAATACTACAACAACAAGTGTTAGAGATACTGGATGGTATGACCCTCTTGCTCAATCATTCTTAGTTGAATCTAAGGGTGGTGCGTTCTTAACAAGTATTGATTTATACTTTAGAACTCGTGATGAGAGAATTCCTGTATCAGTACAGATAAGAGAGATGGCAAATGGTTATCCAACCACTAAAGTTCTTGCATTCTCTGATGTTACTTTACTTCCATCTGATATTAACTTATCTGAAAACGGTACTATTGCAACTAAATTTACATTCCCATCACCTGTATATGTGACTGAGAATAGAGATTATTGTGCAGTTGTATTATCTGACTCTAATGAATATAAACTTTGGATCTCAAGAATGGGTGAAGATGATGTTACATCTGATAGAACCATATCTGAACAACCATATGCAGGTGTGTTATTCAAATCACAGAACGCATCTACTTGGACTGCCGATCAGTATGAGGATCTTAAATTTGTATTATATAAAGCACAGTTTGATACTAGCGGATCAGGTCTTGCTTGGTTTAATAATGCAGAACTTGCAGAAGGTAACTTTGGTATATCAAGACTAAGATTAGATGCTATTGAGACTACAAAACCTGAGATTAAAGTAATACTTGCAGACCACGTTGCTAACTTTACAATCGGTGCTGAGATTACACAGACTGATGTATCTCCTGCTCCATCTGCTATTGTTCGTGAAGTTGTACAAGGTGTGTCAGGTTCATCTAACGCATATTTAATACTTGATGATGTTGTAGGAACATTTAGAGAAGGTGTTGCATCTGGTGCTAGTTACATTTATAGATTAGTATCCTCAAGATCTACTGGTACTATTACATTAACTGGTGTATCAGGAACATTTGCTACTGGTACAGTATTAACAAATGGTACTGGTGGATCTGCAATGGTTACTGATTGGAATGCAGGAACTGGAGTTGTCACAGTTAAATCAATTACAGGAACATTTGCTGACGGAGATGCAATTACACAGGTAATCAACTCTGCTACTACTGGTTCTGGTACTATTGGAACAAGTGGAACATCATTTGGTGGAGATGATATTAATGATTATCCATCTGCTCCTATCTCATACTTTAACAAAGCAACTGAAATTAAGGTTCGTCACGCAAATCATTGTATGCACGATGGTGCTAACTCAGTACAACTTAGCGGTGTTAAGTCTGAAGTTCCACCAACATTATTAGATTCTGCATATCATACAAATGGTATTACAGCGAGTGATGGTGTAACAGGTTCATTCCAATTACACGTTATAGATGGTAGTGCATTCCACACTATTATTAATGGTGCTGTAGTAAGTACATCTAATAAAGGTTATATTCTTATTCGTGATCCAGAAATTCCTACTCAGCATTTTGAGATTATTGAATATACTGGTATTTCTGGTGATGGTAAGATCTTCACTTTACCATCTGGTTCTCGTGGACAAGCAGGAACTGCTGCAATAGCACATAGTGCTAATAGTATTGTTGAATGTTATAACCTTGATGGTATCCCATTAACAGAAGTTAATAAATTACACACTGCTATTGGTGAACCAACTCTTGATACATATAAACTTGCGGTTACATCTGTTTCTACAGCAGGAATTGTAAGTGGTGGACACGAGATAGTTGCTACACAAAATATACAGTTTGACCAAATTTATCCTCAAATTCAATCAACTGTATATCCAGAAACTGAAGTTGTACCTAGACTTAATGCAGTATCTGGTACATCGATCCAAGATGGTAATAATGTTACTGAAGCATCATTTATTAATGATGGAATCTACTACGATATGATTGCTAATGAAGATAATTATCTTGATAAACCTAAGTTAGTCTGTTCACAAGTAAATGAAGATGCTAAACTTTCTGGTTCTAAATCATTGAACGTTCAAATGGTAATGACAACATTCAATGCTAATATTTCACCTGTAATTGATACAGATCGTTGTTCTTTAATTACAACTATGAATAGGGTTAATGACCTTGCAATCGGTAGTAATGATGCAGAGAAACCTACTGGTGATCTTAATACAGCAGTTTATGTAACTAAGGTGATGAACCTACTCAATCCTGCTAACTCATTGAAAGTAAGGTTTGAAGGATGGAGACATCCTAATACAGAAATTAAGGTTATGTATAAACTTCTTCCTGTTGGAACATCAATCCCAATGAGTGAAATAGGATATACATACTTTAATGGTAATGGTCTTGAAGATAAATCAATCCAAAAGACTGAGAGTCTTCTTTATAGAGACTTTGAGTACACCTTTGAGGGAACTGAATTTACCATAGCACAGGTTAAAATAATTCTTACTTCGTCTAACCAGTGCTTTGTACCACAAGTTAAAAACCTTAGAGTGATTGCATTAAGTGATTTGTAATGAAACCAAAATACCAAGAGGTTAGAGGACACCCTAACTTAGTTCGAGATACCTCTTCTGGTGCTGTGCTAAATACTAATGCAACTAGCGGTAGTGCAGCAAAAAAACGTAAGAAAAAAGAGAAGGAAGTTTCCGACTTACAAACTGACGTTTCTGTGCTAAAATCTGAATTGACCGAGATCAAATCTCTACTAAAATCATTCCTGGAGAAACAACAATGACTGTAGACACACCTGAGACAATGGACGAGAAAGAACTTCTCGACGATTTTAAAAGCAGGTACACAAAACTACGTGATGAAAACCAACAACTCGTAGCAAAGGTAAAAGATAATGAGACTCAAATGCTCAAATTACAAGGTGCTATTGAGACTCTAGAATATCTAAAAACTAATACGGTAGACGAAGTAATTGCAGAATAATCGTTAGGGACCGTCGGTCCCTTTCTATTTTGCTTATAAATATCAAAGAGGCGATAGTGTCCTTAATAAACAATGGCAAATAGACTCCAATTAAGACGTGATGGTGCTCAACAGTGGGCAAACATCAACCCTATACTTGCTCAAGGTGAACTGGGAATCGAGATCGATACTTCACGTATCAAGATCGGAGACGGTGTTACACCTTGGAACTCTCTGCGTTATGAGAGACCGATAGAAACTGAATCAAATGCTGCTAACACTCTTGTTAAACGAGATGCTGACGGTAACTTTGAGGCGGGTGCTATTAGTGCAACGTTAATTGGAAATGCTTCTACTTCTACAAGACTTGCATCTGCAAGACAAATTCAGTTAACTGGTTCTGTAACTGGATCTGGATCTTTTGACGGTTCATCAAACTTGAACCTTGCCACAAACTTAGAATTAGTTACATCTCTTCCACATTATAATGCTAACGATCCTGATGCAACTGCTCTATATTCTAGAGTTCAAGTTGACTCAAGAGGTAGGGTTGTTGGTGCTAGTTTAGCATCTACTCTTGCAGAATATGGTATTACTGACGCACAAGGATTAGATAGTGACTTAACAGCACTAGCAAACATAACTACCTTTGGTCTATTAACTAGAACTGCTACAGGACAAATTACAACTAGAAACCTAACTGGTGGTGCAGGTAGAGTTATATTTACTACACCTGATGGTGTATCATCCAACCCATTTATTGACCTTGCTGATACTGCGGTCGTTGTGGGTTCATATAACGTTGAATCATTAACATCTGTAGACGCTAACGGTGCTAATGGTGAACCATTCGGAACAGAAACTGTAAACGCATCTAAATTTTCCGTTGATAGATATGGAAGAATTACACAAGCAACCGTTGTACCGATTGCCACTGCAACTGAAGGTTCAAAGTATGCAACCTATAATGCAGGTTCAACATATAATAGATACGATATTATTGAGAATGCAAGTAAAGTATATCAGGCAATAACAAATATTGGTGCAGGACAAGGAGCACCTACTCATACAAGTGGCGATGTAAGTAATTGGAGATACCTCGCTGCTGCTGCTACAGAACAAAAAGGTTTAGCATCATTTGCTCAAGAAGATTTTGATGTAGATGCAAATGGTCACGTTACTATTGCAGCACTTGCAGTTGATAACACTCAGATGCAAAACACTAGAGTGGGATTTGCTGATGGTAATACTGTAGAAACTTTTGAGTTAGATCAAGAATTAACAGCGACAACTGGATATAGAGGATTTAATTATCTTAATTATGTTACTGTAAATGATACCAGTGGAAATTTATTATTTACTGCTAACAATGTAGATAATACTGGTGCAGGTGGAGTAGACATTAACGTTGATACTCATATTAGTGGTGCACTTATAAAACTTGATAGACCTGGAAATACACCTCTACAAACAATAGAACGTTCATCAGGTTCTTTAAAGATACATCATAATGTAAACTCTGCTGTTGATAGAACTCTTGATATTATTTCAAATAATGCAGGAGCAGGAACAGCAAAGATAAATGTAACATCAGATGATGGTATTGTTATCACAGCAACTAATGTTGCTTCAAAAGTTCAAGTAGAAGATTTCTACTTACAGCAGAACACTATCGGAACCAGTGATACCACTATGGTATTAGATCCAGGTGACGATGATGCTGCAACAGGTTTAGTACAAGTACGTGGTAATCTACAAGTAGACGGAACTACTACCACAGTAAATAGTACAACAATATCGGTAGATGACCCCATCATTACTCTTGGTGGAGACACTGCCCCCACTACTGATGATAATAAAGATCGTGGTGTTGAGATTAGATACTACGATAATCAGGCACGTGTTGGATTCTTTGGTTGGGATGAAGATTATGCTAATGCAAATATCTGGTCAGGCACAGGTGGGTATAGATTCCTTTATAATGCAACCAATACCTCAGAAGTATTTTCTGGAACTGATGCTCCTTTAATAGCAGGTAACTTAGCACTTACAACTAATACAGGTTCTACATCAACAACTACAGGTACTTTAGTAGTAACTGGTGGTTTCGGACTTTCCGAGAACGCACATATTGGTGGAACTGTTACAGTTGCAGGTCAATCAGAAATCAACAATAATGTAATTATTAAAGCAGATAACAAAGAGTTTGCAATACAAACTGCTGCGGGTGTAGATAAGTTTACTGTTGATACTGATAATGGTAATACTATTATTGAAGGTACATTAGATGTTCAGTTAGAAACTGAGATTACAGACAATCTAATTGTTACTGCCGATGCAAAAGAATTCAAAATACGCACTGCTAGTCTTGTTGATAAGTTTACGGTTGACACTGATAACGGTAATACAATTATCGAAGGAACACTCAACACCAAACAAGGAGTAGACTTTGATCAGACTCTAAATGTAGATGGCGACGTTACTCTTAATGCAACCCTTGATGTTGATGACGATGTAACAATTCATAATGATTTCTTAATGGATACTACTGGTAAGACATTTACTCTTACTAATGGTAGTGCACAAAAATTTCAAATCAGTACCACAAATGGTAATACAGATATAGAGGGAACTCTAAATCTAGGTAACTTCTTCCATCACGAGGATACTGACACACCAACTATAGGTACTAATGCTCAAGACGATTTCATCATATCTAGTGGAGATTACGGGTCTTTCCGTTTTGATGGTGGTGGTTACATTGAAGGTGACACTCTGTTTAACTCAGATTTATACATTAACGGTGCTATTAACCAAAAAGACTTAGGAACAACTGAGACATTTAGTACACAGAACTACTTACGTGTAAGATATAAATTACGTGCAGGATCAACAGTTGCTTATACACCTTCATATGCTACAGATAATACTTCAAACTTAAGAGTATATGGTGGTGCAGGTATCGCTACCGATCTTTATATTGGTGATGACCTCTATATTGGTAAACTTAACTCTGGAGACACAACAGAATTTACAGTTCTTGGAGAATCTGGTAATACAACAATAGGTAGAACTGGACAAGGTTCAGCAACAGTAGGAACACTTACTGTCCACGGAGATGTTACTTTAAATAGAGATGTTACTTTAAATGGTGCACAGAATACTATTGGTGACGCATCTGGTGACGCATTAACAGTAAATGCTACTACTCAATTCACAGCCCCAGTTACCCTGAGTTCAGGACAAGATCTTAATGTTGGTGGTAATGCTATAGTTGATGGTAACTTAACAGTTCACGGTAGCACAACTACAGTAAACAGTACTACTATTACTGTGGACGATCCTATCATTACACTGGGTGGAGATACTGCTCCTGCATCTGACGACGCAAAAGATCGTGGTGTAGAGTTCAGATATTATGATTCAAATGCTAAACTAGGATTCTTCGGATGGGATGATTCAGCACTTAGATTTGCTGTTTATCACAATGCTACTAATAGTTCTGAAGTATTTTCTGGTACTAGATCTGGTATTGATGCAGGTTCTATCAAATTATTTGATACTACAAATGCAACGAATTCTTCTACAGGTGCTCTCATTGTTGGTGGTGGTGCGGGTATTGGACTTGATCTATATGTAGGTGATGATCTTGTAGTAGGTGACGATGGATCGTTTGGTGGAAACGTAAGCGTTGATGGCACGCTCGATGTAACAAATGACTTTAGAGTCAACACAAATAAATTTACAGTTGCTAGTGCTACAGGTAATACATTAGTTGCAGGAACATTTAGAGCAGACGGAGTATCTACTTTAAATTCATCTGTAAATATTGTTGGAGCAAGTTCTAATCTAAGCGTTGGTGGTACTTTGGGTGTCACAAACAATACAACCCTGTCAGGGACGCTTGGAGTGACGTTAGGAACGACATTAGGTAATACCTTAGATGTATCAGGTGCTACTAATGTTACTAATACTTTAGGTGTAACTGGAGTAACAACTCTTACAAACGCTACCAATGCAACCCTTGGTGGATCTTGGTCATCTAGTGGTGCATTAAGAGTATCAGCAGGTGGTGCATCTATCTCAGGTAATACTGGTATTGGTGGAGACTTAAAGGTATATACAAATAGCACATTAGACGGAACTCTTGGTGTTGGTGGTATTGTAACATTCGATGAAAAACTAAGAGCAAATTCTACTGCACAAGCAACTGCTGCAAACAATAACGGTGCTGCAATATTTACAGCAGGTGGTTTAGCAGTTACTAAGAAGGCATATATTGGAGATGACTTTGATATTGGTGGAGGTAACTTTACTGTAGACGGACCATCAGGTAATACAGTTATTGGTGGAACACTTGATGTAACAGGTGGAACAACAACTATATCCTCACTCATTGCTACTTCTACAGCAAACTTACAATCAACCTTAAATGTTGGTGGTTCATTTAACATCAACACTAATAAATTTAACGTTGCAGGTCCAAGTGGTAATACTGATATTGCAGGTACACTTGACGTATCTAATGCAGTTGACTTAGATTCAACTTTAAATGTAGATGGTAATGCAGACTTTAATTCTGGTATAGATGTCACATCAGGTGCTGCTACATTTGCAGGTCTTGTACAAGCAAATAACGTAACAGATTCTTCTGCATATAACGATAGTGCTGCTTCTGTACATACAGATGGTGGTTTATCAGTTAAGAAGAAAGCATTTGTTGGTGATGATTTATCAGTAGGTGGAGCAGCAGGAGTTAAATTTATTGTTGACGGACCTACAGGTAACACTGATATTACTGGAACTCTTAATGTTCAAGATGGTGTAACTTTACAAAGCACACTTGGAGTTACAGGTCAGATTACTGGTAACGTAACAGGTGACTTAACTGGTAATGCTGATACTGCATCTCTAGTTGATGTCACAAACACCACAGGTTCTAACCTTACATTCTTCCCAACATTTGTTTCTGCTACAACTGGAAACACTGAAATAAGAACTGACTCAGATAACTTTAAATATATTCCTAGTTCAAACACTTTATCTGTAAGTAACTTTGTTTGTTCTACAAACTTTGAGATTCAAGGTAACTTAAACATTACTGGAACTATTACTTTTGGTCAGTCACAGGTTGGTAGTATTGCTAACCACGACACAGATGCTCTTACTGAAGGATCTACAAATCTATACTATACAGACGAAAGAGTTGATGACAGAATTGATGCTCTTATAGTTGCAGGTACAGGACTTACTAAGACTTACGATGATGCTTCTAACACATATACATTAGCATTCTCATTCTCTGAGTTTGATACAGATAGTGTAGTAGAAGGGTCAACAAATCTCTTTACAACTGCTGCTAGAACAAGAACTCACTTTACATATGGAACTGGTATTGAACTAAGTGGAGCAGGTCAATTATCTGTAACACAAGCAGATATTAATACTGATAACGTAACTGAGGGTTCAACTAACTTATTCACCACTGCTGCTAGAACAAGATCACACTTTACATATGGCACAGGAATTACACACGATGGTTCTGGTGGTTTATCTGTTACTCAGGCAGACATTAATACTGATAATATTACTGAAGGTTCAACAAATATATTCTATACCAATGCTAGGTTTGATACCCAGTTAGCAACTAAGGATACAGATGATATATCTGAAGGATCTAACCAGTACTTCACAACTGCACGTGCTCGTCAATCAATTTCAGCAACACAAAACATCACCTACAATAGTAGCACTGGTGTTATTACTGGACCTTCTCTTGCTACTGTTGCAGGAACTGGTGCTTACAGTGATTTGACTGGAACTCCTACCCTTGCTTCTGTTGCAACATCTGGTGCTTACAGTGACTTGAGTGGATCTCCTTCTCTTGCTTCTGTTGCAACAAGTGGTGCATATAGTGATTTGAGTGGTACACCATCACTAGCAACTGTTGCTACAACAGGTGCTTACAGTAACTTGAGTGGACTACCTTCATTATTCTCTGGTAATTATAATGACTTAAGCAACAAACCTACATTGGGTACTGCTGCTGCAACTGCATCATCTGATTATGCTACTGCTGCACAAGGTGTTAAGGCAGACTCTGCGTTACAGGCAGAAACTATTGATCTTGCAACTCTCAAGACAACCGTTGCAAACTCAGCAACATTTGCTGCATTTAAACTAGCAATCGCTGCATTATGATTTTCTTTTCTTTTATACTATCATTATTTGCCAATCACTTACCAGTGATGTATGTGCAAGTTCCACAGTGGGCAGACGATTGGGCAGTGTGTGCTGTTGATATACCTGACGCTAAATGTCATTGGTATGTTATGGCACCCGACAATACATTTGGTGAAGGATTTGACTGGGAGAATGCTCCTTGGTTCGATGCTAATGGATTAAATGATGTCGCTCCTATGCAAAAGGAAACTGTAATGGTTAAGTTACAAAAAAAATAATATGGCAACTCCAACCTCTAAAGCAACACTAAAAGAATACGCACTTCGCAGATTAGGTAAACCTGTATTAGAAGTGAACGTTTCTGATGATCAAGTAGATGATGCTATCGATTACACTATCGAGAAGTTTCAGATTTATCATTATGGTGGTTCAGAAAAAGTTTATCTAAAACATCAGATGACTCAGGCTGAAGTAGATGCGTTTCAAGCAGATACTACAGAGACTGTAGGCACTACAGATTTTAAAACGCAGAATAATTTTTTAACATTACCTGATTTTATAACTGCTGTTAATGGTATCTTTACTTTCCAAGACAAAGGTACTGCAAATATGTTTGATATTCGTTATCAGTTAAGATTGAATGATCTGTTTGATTTTACATCAACACAGTTTTATCATTATTATATGATTCAAACACATCTTGAGACAATTAATTTCTTATTAGAAGGAATGAAACCTACAAGATTTACTCATACATCAGGTCGTTTATATATTGACTTTGATACTAATACTGATGTTCGTGAGGGTGAGTATATTGTTATTGATTGTGTTCGTGCATTAGATCCAGTTAACTTTACAAAAATCTATAATGAGATGTGGGTTAAGGATTATAGCACTGCATTGATTAAAAAATATTGGGGAACAAATTTAACTAAGTTCCAAAACGTTCAACTCCCTGGTGGTGTTACTCTAAATGGTGAGAAAATTTATAGTGATGCTGTAGAGGAACTTCAGCAGTTAGAAGAACAACTTCGTACTACATACGAACAACCACCAATGGATATGATTGGATAATGGCAACTAACTCCTACTTTACACAGGGCACAACTGGTGAACAAGATCTTATAGAAAATCTTGTTGTAGAACAGATAAAGATGTTTGGAAAGAATGTCTTCTATATGCCTAGAACTTTAGTAAATGAAGATACAACATTTACTGAAGATGCTTTGTCTAAGTTTGATGATGCCTATGAGATAGAAGCATATATTGAAGATCCAACTGGATTTACTGGTGATGGTGATCTCTTTACTAAGTTTGGTGTAAGGATTTCTGATCAAGTTACATTTATAATATCAAGAAAAAGATTTACAGAAGCAGTTGATGATAATGCACAACTGATTGTGGAAGGAAGACCTAACGAAGGAGACTTGGTTTACTTCCCTATGGCAAATAAAATATTTAAAATTATGTTCGTTGAGCACGAACAACCTTTCTACCAGTTAGGTAAGATCCACGTATGGGGTCTTAAGTGTGAACTCTTCGAGTTCAGCGACGAGCAGTTCGATACAGGAGTTACTGCAATCGATCAAATCGAACAGGACTTCTCAGTATCCATCACTATCAACTTTGCCACAGGTGGCACTGGAGACTTCACAGTTGGTGAAGTGGTGGCAGGTGGAACCTCTAATATTACAGCAGAGGTTAAGTCTTGGGATTCTACTAATAGACAATTACAAGTCTTTAATAGAACTGGAATATTTACAATTCCAGAGACTATAACAGGGCAGTCATCAAGTGCTGCTTGGACAACTGCATCATATAATACACTAAATAATACATCGAGCGAATACGATTCAAATAGTTCGTTTGAAACCCTTGCTGATGGAATAATTGATTTCTCAGAAGGGAATCCATTTGGTGATTTTGGAGGTGCTAATTAATGTTAGGTACATATACATACAATGAAATATTCCGAAAGTCAGTTATTGCTTTTGGTACGTTATTTAATAACATAGAAATTCGTAGAAAAAAAAGTGCTACGGAATATGAGTATATGAAAGTGCCTTTAGCATATGGACCCAAACAAAAGTTTTTAGCAAGACTTCAACAAGTAGGAGATTTAACTAGGAAAGATGCGACTCAAATTACGCTTCCTAGGATTTCGTTTGAGATTTCTGGTTTCAGTTACGACGCAACAAGAAAGGTTTCCCCAACACAAAGAGTTAGGACTTCTGTTGGAACTGACCTACAAAAAGCGTTTATGCCAGTACCGTACAACGTTGACTTTGAGTTAGCAATTCTTTCAAAGAATCAAGATGACGGTTTACAAATCTTAGAACAAATACTTCCATACTTCCAACCCACATTTAATATCACTGTACAACTGAGCGATCAGTTACAGGAGAAAAAAGATTTTCCAACGGTTCTGAATACAATATCCTATGATGATGACTATGAAGGTGACTACACAACAAGAAGAACTCTTATATATACACTAACTTTCACTTGCAAAACATACATCTACGGTCCTGTCCTTGACGGTGAGAAAGAACTTATCCGTAAGGCAATCGTTGATACTAGCACTGATAATAAAACAAGTGCACCTCGTGAGATGAGATACACGGTCGAACCAGACCCAATCACTTCTGATCCAGATGATGATTTCGGTTTTAATGAACTATTCAGTGAATTCAATGATGGAAAATCAAGAAACCCAGTCACAGGAAACGACGAGTAAATTCGACGGTATTGAAGACGCTCTTGATGTAGAGACATCCATCGTTAAAGATGAGAAACCTACATTAGAAAGAGTAGAAGATACACCTGTAAAACAAAACGAAGCAGTTAAAAAAGACTACGAATATACTCGTGGCAATTTGTATTCGTTAATTGATAAAGGACAGGAAGCGGTAGACGGAATCCTAGAACTATCACAACAAACAGATTCACCACGTGCCTATGAGGTAGCAGGTAATCTAATTAAGAACGTGGCAGATGCCACGGACAAACTAATAGACCTTCAGAAAAAGATGCAAGAACTCGATGAAGGTCCAAAAGGTGCTGTAACAGGTAACGTTACTAACAACACAATGTTTGTTGGTAGCACTGCTGATCTTGCAAAATTCCTCAAACAGAAACAGAAAGAGGATAAATAGTAAAAACAATCTTGTGTCAAAAAGTCGATGTCTGTATTAAATGTCTTAGATACTACGACAGTGAGTGGTTCAGGTACTGCTTACATCGTCGTTAAAAGTGGAGTTGTACGTGCATATGCTGCATCTGCATCAACCATAAAGTTCGATAGCGGTCCTGCTATTACACTTGCAGCAGGGGAAGCAGTTTTGCTTTCAGTAGGTAAATCAAAAAATATTAGTATTACTGGTGCAACTAATGCTAACGGTTCAGTATTTACTGTTGCAGGTGGTGGACACGGTACAGGAGCAGGTGGTCGTCACAGTTTTGCTGTAGGAGATTTTATTCAAACTATAGATGGTGGTGACACAAATGGTTTTGGAACAGACTTTGAATCTGCTGCATCAGCAGGTAAGAAAGTGACAGCAGTTGGTGACATAACAATTACTACAGACATTGATGCGTCAGGTGCAGGTTCTGCATACGCAATCAGTGATGCTGATGTAATCGCTAACACTGTTCCTATGTTACAAAGAACTGTTAAGTTAACAGCAGGTTCTGCGGACGTAGTTGTAGAACAAGTACAAGTCGTCGGAGGTTAATTCGTGGCGATACAAGATATTAATGGTCAGTGGGTATGTGCGTATTGTGGATTGAAGTCTCCTAAAGGACATTGGAGACCTAAAACGTGGACTGAAAAACACGAGAAAAATTGTCCTAGAAATCCATCTAATAATCAAATAGCATAATGAACCATCTTCAATCATTCCAAAACTATGCTGAATCTTGTGGTTGCGATCATAGTGAGGATAAAAAGAAAAAATCTAAAGTTACTAAAGAAGAGATCATAAAAGAATATGGTGATCCTAAAGTTAGTAAAAGATTGAAACTTGCTCGTGTGATTGATTCAACGTTTAAAGATAAACCAAAGTACAATAGTAAGCGTGCTAAGATTTCTAATGCTTTGAAGATGTCATCTATAAAATCGGAAACTAAGAAAAGACAGCAGAGAGAAAATCCATATTCAGCAGGTAAAAAATTTAGAGCAGTCCTTGGGATAAACAAAGAAGGTTATATTCCAGAAGAAGGATATGATCATTATAAAGATCGTATAGCAATGGCAGGTGGTGATCCTAGTTCACCAAAGAAAAGAGATGCGACCACTGCTAACCATACAAGAAATAATGAGACTGATGCTCAAAGAAAAGTACGTATGTTAAAGCAGCAAAAGAATAGTGCTAGAGCAGTTGAGATGGTTAAACAAAGAATTAGAGATAAGTATGGTAAGAATGCCATAATGGATGTAGGTAAGAAAAATGAAGAGGTACAATTAGAGAAAGTTAATTTAAAAGATAAGTCTACTCAGTATGCTAGAAGCACTAAAGAAGTAGATACTGCAATGACAGATCACGTCAATAGAACAAAAGGAAGACACTATGGTAGAGATGGTAAGGTCACAGAAGTTGGTCGTTATCGTAAACAAAGTAAGAGAGAAGCAAGAAATGAATTAATTAATCTGTATAAAGAGAGTTATGGTAAAGGTAGACTTACCAGTTCCAATGATATGCAGAGTAAATTATATGCTGCTAATAATAAATCTGGTAAGAAGATGAGTGATGATGAGATCAAGAAAGAAAAAGGTGGACAAGCATTTCTTGATAGACTTAAAGCAGCAAAAGAAAAAATGAAAAGTGAAGGAACTTCTTATGGTCTTTATAAGGGAACTGGTAAACCATCAGGTGTTATGGCAGCATTTGCTAAGAAAGATAAGAAAAAGAAAAAAGAAGTAAAAGAAGAAATGGGTAATATAGCACATACTAAAACTAAAAAAGGTGGAAAGACAATTATAAATGTAAATAAAAATGATGAGGCAGATGCACAGAAAGCAATGAAGAATGATCCAAAATACATTCTTGGTAAGACTAGAGTGCAGTCATATAAAGAAGAGTTCTATCAAAAAAAATATGCAGGTGTTAGTAAAGGATACCAAACTGTAGGTAAAAATAAAAGAATGGATCAATCAAATAAACGATCAGGTGATAGTAAGAAACAACATAGAGAACTTCATCAGGATTTGGTCAAGTATAAATTGTCCAAGAAAGGTAAATCAAGTAACCTCAAAACCAGTTTAAAAAGTTTCAGTGAATCTGCGTGGCAACGTAAAGAAGGAAAGAACCCTAGTGGTGGGTTAAATGAAAAAGGAAGAAAGTCTTATGAAAGAGAAAATCCTGGTTCAGATCTCAAAGCACCTGTAACAGGTAAACCAAAGAAAGGTAGCAAGGCAGAAGGTAGACAAAATTCATTCTGTGCTAGAATGAGTGGTGTTAAAGGTCCTATGATGAAAGACGGTAAACCAACTCGTAAAAAATTAGCACTAGATAAGTGGGACTGCTAGATAGTATAACAGAAACTTTATTATGCAACCTGACGTTATTGATTTATTTCCATCCACAGTTCTAAGATTCAGACACGATGACTCTGAGATAAGGAATGAACTTGAAAAAGTTATTAGTGATGTACAAGAGAAAGAACAATTAATTCTTCACTTCGGTGATGATCCTTCCAAGCAAGATCATTGGAGGGATTTTTTGCGTGCATATGAAATGCCAAATTTAGAATCATATATTGCAGAGTGTGTTATTAAATATGTTGGTCACGATAATTGGGATATGCCTGAGTCTTGGTTAAATATATACCCAAAAGGTGCTAATCAAAATCAACATATGCACCCAGGATTTGAGTTATCAGGATGTTACTATCATAAAACAAGTCCAGAACAAGGATTAATTAATTTTCATAGTCCACTTGTACAAGCAAGAATGAGTTGTTTTGCTACTTATCAAGAGATGGCAGTAGAAACATTCCCTGACACTTTAATATTATTCCCATCTTGGTTAGAACATTCTACTACACAGAACTATTCTGATGATCAAAAATATTCAATAGGATTCAATATAAAAGTAAATAAAACAGGAGACTTTCCATTGCACGGACAGTGGTATGGAAACCATACAATAGTACACAATAAGAACTAATGGTTGTCTGGGGAGTTGTTATTATGGTTGCAATACTTGTGATAATAGTTACTTGGTATATCGTCTATATACTAAGGATGGCATTTATGGAGATGAACGATGGGAGCAATGGTTCCACCAAGCAGGAAGAGTTGCTACAACTTCCGAGTGACGGAGATAAACAGAGTAGTTGATGGTGACACTATTGATGTTACTATTGATCTAGGTTTTGATCTATACAAAAAAGAAAGAGTGAGAATAGCAGGAGTCGATACTCCTGAGAAACGCACTCGTGATTTGGAAGAGAAAGCGTTAGGTATAGATGCTACTAACTGGATGAAAGAAAAATTGGAGGGTGCCATTGATGGAGACGATGAACTCACTATACGAACTGAACTCAAAGGTGGGATGGGTAAGTATGGTAGGTTGCTTGGTTGGTTATAC